GAGATGTAGCAGTTCAAGTGCCGGGCAGATTTACTAACGTTGGTGGCTCATTTGAGTGTAACATACACAATGGTCGATGGTTCTATTATTGTCTAGGGCACGAAGTTGTAAGCGCACCGGAAGTTAGACAAGATGGGCATACTAATGATACATTTTCTTTATCTTCTGCCGTTTATTCAGGAGATTCTTACATAACATTCGATAGTAGCGGTAGCACTAATCCAGCAATTGGTGGAACAGATATAGGCGTGGGCGACTACATTTTCTTACTCGGAAATACCTTAGTCACTGGCGGGGATGCCACAGGTAACTCTGCTACTAATGTCATAAATATGGTAGATGTGCAAACATACAGAGATACTGGTGTTGGTGGGGGGCTTGCTGCTGATGCTTGGCCTAATGTAAACGCTACGCAAATAATTGATAAAGCAATAAAAGAAGAAGCAAGAAGAATTGTAGCCATTACTGTAACTGGTGGTGCTGGTAAAGTTTGGTTAGATGACCCGTTACAATATTCGTATGATGATAATACAGTAGTAGAGTTTGCTAGATATGCAGCAGATGATAGCAATGGTAGTCCACATAGAAACACGACCACAGGGGCAATCACTAAACCAGTCAGTCATTTGTTCTTCTCTCGTACAACTGTACCTTCTTTTGCTATGGAAGTCAGTATTAGAAGAAGAGACATAGATAGTAATATTGGTACTACCGATGGTGGTACAGGAGATTCAAAACAACTAACACGTGTCTTTAGAGGCTGTAAAGTCAAAGATTTCTCACTTACCACAGATACAGACGCTGCTCTAAGATTGACAGCAAACTTCGATTCAGCGTTGTGTTACACAGATACTGGTAGATTAGAAGCAAGTAACAAGGGAGATAGATACAATACGCACAGACTCTTTGAGGATACTGCTCACACAGAAGTAGAAAGAAAAATATCGGGTATAGGTAAAGGTACACAGAAACCGTTCATGTTTTACAATGGTTCTATATCTATGCTAGGCACAACACTAGGTCAAGTTGTTTCATTCACCTTAAATGGTAAGACTGGTGTAGAGCAGTACTATACTATTGGCGCATCTAACATAGCGAACAGTGCTACCGACCAAGTTCCATTTGCTGGCACTCGTAACCCTACACTAGCAGTAGAGGGTAAAACAGAGTATGACCTTGAGATGGAGATAATCGTAGACGACCCATTGTTCTATCACAATATGCGAAGAGCAGTGGAAAACTTCGATGAAGATTCTACCGATAGTGTTGATACAGATATGATACGCTTATCATTCACAAAACAAGTATCTAGCGGTACAGCAGAATCCATTGACATACTAATGGATGACTATTACATTGTTGAAGCACCGTTGCCTGTGCCTGAGGATAAAGGACCACTAATGGCTAAACTAAAGATTCTACCTAAATCAGTCAAGGTTATTGCTGTCGATACAGTCATACATGCTTGAGGTGAAATAGTGTTACCAACTGCTGTAAAAAGAGTTCAATTCTACTCTCGTAATTCTCACGAAAAGTATGTTTATTGGTTAATCGATAGTGTCGATATACCGTACAACGAAGAGTTGTTTAAGACTAATTCTAGAAACGTAGTAGACTCTATGGTTCTAAAAATGATTAACGAAGGTAAGACAATTACCGAAGAAACTGTGTTTGAGCCGATTGCTAGAGAGATAGAAGACACGCCTGTTGAAACAATCATTGAGAAAATAGAGGAAGAAGAACCTTCATGGGTGGAGGCTGCTAGGGGCGCAATAAGCGAAGTAGTAGAAGACGTGGTAGAAGAGATACAAGAGAAGGTGGAAGAAGTTGTTGAAGTTGTTGAAAACGCTATCGAAGATACAGTGGGAATTGTTATTGAAAGACCTGTCAAAAATAATACTAAAGATGATGAAGAAATGATGATAGTCCCCGAAGTTGACAATCCGTTTGGTGGGGAAATTGATTACAATTCTTTCACCGTAAGAGAACTTCAAAAAGAATGTAAAGCACGCGGAATCACCATTCGCGGCACTAAATCTGAGGTAGTGTTAAGGCTACGACACGATGACGCAGGTATTGTCGAGCAACCGACACAAGGTGTAACAGAAGCCCATTCGCAAGAGTCTGCCGATGTAACGCCGGATGCCCCCTCGCAAGAGGCTGCAACCGAGGAAGTGACAACAGATGACGATAGTAGACAAACAGAACTTACTGGCGAAGAAGAATGAACAGCGACACGAAATCCGTGTAGACAAAGAAAATCCTGATTTAATGATGGAAGTATGGATTAGAGAATTAACTTTCTTTGATGTACAACAAGCAGCACAAAGTATGTTTCAGATGGATGGTGATGATATATCGCTGAATCTTGAAGGATACTGGCGTTACGCATTTTCAAACTGGGTTGTAAGAACGAACCCTGACCTTACCGTAGACGACATGATGAACCTAAATGCATATGTCGGTCAACAAATAGCCTCTCTATTACCAAAGCCCGATGAACTGGCGGAGGCAATGCAGGGGGGTTTTACGAAAGCGAACAATTGAGAGTTCGGCAATTTCTAAAGAAAAAGGTAATTAAAAATCCTAGCGATTTAGAAATGCAGATGCAGTTGTTCGCATACATCGTGGCGAAACATTACAACATATCACTACATGAGGTTTATCAGATGAGCGAGGCGGTATTCAAACAATCCCTATCTTGGGCGCTTGCTATTAATGAAGAAGAGCGTCTTGCGGAGAAAAAACAAAACCTAGAAAATAATACAGAAAGTAGTGATGTAGTAGATTTTGATTATTCATTTTTAGAGAGGGAAGATTAGTATGTCGTTAGGAACTTTACTCGTTTCTTTAGGCAATGTAACTAGTAGTCTTATTGGCATAAATGGTGCAATGAGTACTTTAGGTACAGTTGCGAGTAGTATAGGTAAAGCACTTAGTAAAGCCTTCACTTTTGCTGGTAAAGCAGCACGTAAAATATTTGATGAGATAAAAGAGGCTTTTGAGCCTTTGACAACTGCAATAGTAACTGCATGGAATGCTACCGTTATGCCGATATGGAATCTAATGAAAGAGGGGATGATGTTTTGGGTTAACATATTCAAAGGTGAGTGGGGCAAAGCCCTAGATAATGTCAAAACTATATGGAATGGTACTTTTGGTAAACTATGGTCGGGACTAAAAGCAGGTGCTACCTTAGCCTTTAACGGAATCAAAACTATTGCAAAACTTATTTTTAATGGTATGGGGACTATATTTGATGCTACAATTGGAAAAGCGTTTGATAGACTAAAAACAACAGCGTTAAGTGTATTTGATACAATAGGTAGTGCTTGGAATACCGTTTCAAGTGTAATGCAAAATGTATATGATAAAACATTAGGCAAAGTTTTCGATGCAATTGGGGGCGCTCTTAAGGGAATATTTAATTTCGGTAAATCAGTGGTTGGCGGAGTCAAAGATTTAGGAAGCGGTGCAATAAATGCCGTCGCTGGTGGTGGCAGTGGAGATTCACCTAGTGGCGGTGGGGGTCACACTTTCAATATGACATTCAATCTAAGTGGACTTACTGACCGTACCGATAAAAGAGAATTGGCTAGAGAAATTAGCGATTTAGTACAACAAGAAATGTCACGCAGTATTGGTGGTGTAGGAAGAGGAAGGTGATTGAATGGCTGGGGGCATTCCGATTAGATTAGTGCAAGAAAATGGTAACACAATTGAATTAGATGCTACAACTATGGTTCTTAGTACTAGCCGTAAAGTCGGAGGGTCTGCTTTACCTTTTACTGGAAGTAAACGTATAGGAATGGACTTAAACATAAACAAAGCCATGATAAATATTCAAGGTATTATCGCAGATGATAGAGAAGGCACAAAGAGTACAGCACATAGCGCTACAATTAATTTTGGAATTACAACAAGAAATACTCAATTCGATACTGCTGATAATTTAGCCACATTATATAATAATTCTTTCAAAATACATTTACAAACTTTTGATACAGCGATAAGTAATGATGAAAAAATAATTAATTTTACATCTACAAATACTACTAATGGTACTGCCTATTCTTCTGATGGCGGTGTTGGTAGTACGCCCACTATTTTAATAAATGCAAATGACGGTACGTCTGTTCAAGTAGCAACTGCTGTCAGAGATTACATAAACGCACAACATTCTTCTGAGTTCACTGCTACATTAGTACCCGGTATAGACTACAATAATCAAACATCTAATTGTATCGTAAACATAGTAATGACTAATTTAGGTAAAAACAGCGCTATGAGTAGAACTACACCTAGAACAAAAGGCGGTGTAGCAATTCAAGAACCTGTAATTACTAAGTTTGCTGGAGGGACAGATGGTGGAAAGAAATCTGCTGGTGACAAAACTATGGATTTATACGGTATAATCAACAACAGTAAGAGAAGAGGTCCGGTGAGTGATTTTATTAACGATTCATTATTAAAAAACGGTAGAGCGCAAGAAGTTAAAGATTACATTGTTGGAATACAGATACCGTATAACTCTACTTTGAAAGCAACTGGGGGAGACCAATACGTTGCAAGGAACTTCTTCATGCCTACTGGTAATTACGATGGGTTAGACAAAACATCGGAAGGAAATAACTTACCGGCCAGTGTAGATTTTTCTATGAAAGAGGAAACTACTGGTATACAAGGCTCAATACAAAAGTTTGACATTACATACGATGCTGGAGAATCGGTTTACAATTTTAATATGATATTCGCACCGATAGATAATTTGATTCTATCTTAGATAACTTGGGGAAAGACGAATGACAGTAATTAGCCGTAAGACTCATGGTTTCTTTTTCAATGGTATCACTGACAGTATTATAGTTCCCGAAGGTGACTTTAGCGAATTAGGACATAGAACTACAAGAGGAACTGACGATGTACGAGTTATCCTATCCGAGAATGCACCATTATCTACACGTGATAGCGTAGCAACATCGGGTATTTTCAATAAGAATCTAACAATAGAAGCGTGGGTAATGCCTGATTGCGGCGGTACAATAATAGAGAAAGAAGGTCAATACAAACTTTCACTTGGTCATGTAGACACACCCGGCCCTGCGTCTTTTGAAGTATATATGGAAGGTGAAGGTGGTGAAGAAAGATACTATCTAACCACAGCAACCTTAGCAACAGATAGATACGAAGGTACTGTATATCCGCACATTGAGTACCAAGGTCTACAAGATTCGTACAACAGATTTGTCGGAAGTAGAGACGATGCGACAGAACTAAACAAAAACCATAGACCTTTGATTCATGTAATAGCGACTGTAAGAACCACAGCCATAGAACTATACATTAACGGGGAGTTAGTTGTAAGACAATCTATCAAAGACAGAGATTTAGCGCTAAAGCCTTCTACCAAGCAAACATACATTGGAGGTAAAGGTGGTAAGTTTAGAGGTACGATGGAAGGCATTCATCTTAATGCGTCATTCAAGACTTCAATGATAGAAGGTAACTCCCCGTTATCGGATAGTGACACTTTACTTCTATACAGATTTGAAGAGCCTATCGCTCCTATTGAAACAGTATATACGTTTTCTTCGATTGCAAATAATAGCACGCAGATAGACGGACAAAATGTAACTGTGTCACAAATCAGTATGAGTACAACCGATGCTATTGATTTAGCCAAAAAACTCACTGGTCTGTCTAGTGTGTCAGGTAACTATGTGTTTTGTAAAGATGTAACAGGAGTACATAATTATTCAAGTGGAGATTACAAAGTATTAGATTCTTTATCGGGTACTCTTGTTGAACATTCTGTTTCACATACACCATATAACCTTCTAATCAATCCTGATGGAATTGACCCCGATACAAAAGCACCAAACAACAAACCGCCTGAAAGAGTACGTTTGCTTAGTATTAATGTCGGTACAGGCAGTATGCTAGTATCTAGTATTCATCTTGATTTTGCTACATCTGTAAACGGTTTGCGTAGCGCATTGCACACTAGAACCTCAGGTGTAGACAATCACTTTGTTGTGGTAAGTGCGGATATGTTGCTTGATTCTTCAACTGGTAATCCGTATCAACCTCCGCATTATGGCTCTCAGATTATAGATAGAACAGGGCAAATGATAATCGATGAGAGTGATTTTGAAAACCATGGATTTGTTTATTCTAGTGCTATTGCTACAACCACATCTGATGTAAATAATCCATTTGCGGTAGTGTGGCCTACTAGTGTAAGTGAGGATTTTCAAATAGGACATAGCGGTAGACATATTAAGAATCATGTAGAAGGACACACTTTCTTACGTATGTTACCGAAGGCTATTGATGAAATAATAGACCAGCAAGGTAACGGTAACGCAGATATTGTTGACGTGATGTATAGCGATATGCATAAAGGAATAGAAAAACAAGTTACTGTAAATAGTTTAGTAGATGTGTATAGAGATTTTAGCGATGTGGTAATAGATAACGTTGTTAGTTCTAGTACAGTAACAGTAGCATACAATTCTTACAACGGTACTGGTAGCCCACCTACTGGGAAAAGAAAGTTAATCGCCATAGGTGGTCCTGATTTTGATTACACCCCATTTGCTCTAAAAGGTCCGATACCGCAATACAACAAGTACGATGCGAATAACGACGAAACACACCACGATAGTAACATTAGAGATTATCATGTCACACCTTCTAAAGAAAGTAGAGTCGCTATACTTCACGTACCTAGATTAACAGACTTAACACCATCTCTTTCCCCATTTGTAGAAATACATTACAATGCGATTGATTTGACTGGTGCAAGTATGAGTGGTACTGTTCAACCTCTACTAATGGTAGAGAAAACTGTACCTTCGTCTGATACATTGGTAAGCGGTGCAGAGTATATTTACGATTCTATAATTCATGCAATTGGTTCAGGTATGACACTACATGCGCCCGGCGGATACATAGATGTGTATGCATCTGATTTAGGAATCGATAGTCCAGTAGTACAAGAACACGGTTTAGTAGGTGATACTTCGGAAGGATATTCTGCCGATACAGAAGTTGATGAGACGTTAACACCTGCTAATTATACTCCAAGAAATAATGCAGACTCTATACAAAACGGTACACCGCAAGCCATAATTGAATCTGTGAGTACAAGCGGTCTACATAATTCTGCATTCAATAGACTGTATCTAAACAAAATAGACCAAACTAAAACCTTGACCGATAAAGGTAGTTATTCTAGACTAGCACCTGATGTAGTGTTAGATAGTGGTTCTGCTGGGCAGTTTGATACTGGAACTGTATCTTCTTCATCGCCTATACATGAAACATACGATATAATAGACAACCATATCTTAGCAGACACGAACAATGCTGATTTCAGAATCTTCATTCAGCCTACTGACCGAAGAAGAAGTATGCAACTTGCTAATGTTAATTTGTCTACTAGATTCAATAGGGCAACTATACTTTACTTAATGAGTAGAGCAAAGGTAAGGTCAATAGAAGAAAGTGAAGGTGATGAAGGTGGCTACACTACACTAAGTTGTATAGGCGTGGGAGATAGCCTAGTATCTCGTTCAATTGATTTTACTGGTAAGGGTAGCCCTGACTCGCATATAGTCAAGGAGATAGAGCCTAATGCACCCGTTGTTACTGTTACACTTGGTGGTCCGGGTCAAGGTGCTATGGATACTAGGCCAGTATTCCAGCGCAGTATGTTAGCACACGAAGCATACTCTACACGCAGGTCGTATGCTGTATCTGCATATAGATTGAATATGAATAATAGCACTGGTGCAGGTACTTTGTATGTAAAACCCTTGAACAATGAAAGCGAAGATTTAGCGAGTTGGGGCACATATGGATTTACGCGCTATGGGAGAATCTATCTCCCTGATGGTAGTAGTGCGAAATATGATAGTAAAACTGGAGACACGTTTGTATTTAGCACAGCAACACTAGGTTCAGGTGATTATCTAACATCTGATGGTGTAGAAGTTACTACCATAAGTCAATTACTAAATCAAACTAATTTACTAAAAACTTGGGCTTCTACTGGAACTATTGATAGTTACGGTAATTTTACGATATACAATGAACCTAATTTTGGAGAAGAAAGTAAATTAGAAAACGGCACCACTGTAAACGATAGAATGCATCAATCTATGAGCGATGTGCAACATGATTACCAACTAGGTACTCAGTATGCTAGTACTAGAGCAGTTGCAGAAATACCCTTTTTCTCTAAACAATTTTTTGACCCGTCTGTTGGTCCTGATAACGCATTTAAGATTCATGTAGACGCTACACATACTGCGCACACGTACAATCCTAGTCCTGTTGGGCGAAGAATGGTAGACACTGTACCAGCAGATAGAGAAGCGCAATCTGCTTATTCAATAGCGTTAGCAAATAGAGAATACGTTAATTCAACTACTTTGAATAGTTATGACGCTACAAACAAAAGATTGCATGTAGCAGATATTAGTATTTTTCCCGATGCACATACGGATACAGATACGTATAGAGGTATACAAAATACTAACAGATATAGAAAAGTCTACTTAGATAATGGAGAATGGTGTTTTTACAGTAGCACTAGTAGTGGTTATTTAACATTAACAACATTTAGTAGCGGGGCATTCTTTGATGAATTAGTACACGGTACAGCATTATACTTAGGCGGGGCTACTTTTGAAGAAGGTATTAGTTTAGCATCTGATGATTTTACACCATCGTCTGATTATGAAGATAGAGATGAATATTACTACGATGCTGCTAGTGTTAAGACACAAGGTGGAAATGTAGATTATGGATTAAGGCAATACGTTAGTGCAGTAGAGTTCAAGGCTGGGCCTGAAAGTAATCCACATGCTGCAAGAATAGAAAGTAAACGTGCTACTGGTACTGTATTAGGAACTACGAAATTAAACTTAGGTAGTCCTGAGATTGCCACAATTGTAACATTAAGCGCTAATGACTTTGCTAAGTTTCCCAATTTAGGATACGATGAATTAGCAAACGCACCTTCATCGGTTGGTGATTTAGGCTATGAAGTACAATATGATGAAGAAGGTGTTATACATAAATATCAATATCACGGTAATCTAAAAAGTATCAATATTTCATTCTTAAGTTTAGATTATACAGTGCCTGAAAATGCTATTGTGTTATTACATCAAACAACTGACACCAGTTATCCAACAGATATACCTAATGGGGCTAAATTAACATTAGCAAGACGTTGTAGTAGTACACTGGGCACAGGCTCTATTACTGGAATTACACTAAGAGGTAATCAACGCTATCGTGAATTAAAAAATAATTTGAATATTGATACTAATATTACAATTACAGCAAACGGTACAGATTCTAGCGGAGACCTTGCGGCAGATACTAGTGACCCATATACAATAGAAATTACCAATGAAGCGGGTAAAAACGTAAATAACTTACACGGTATAAACGTGAAGAAAGATGATGTATTATACTATTATGAAGTGGATACAGAAATACGTAGAATAGGAATAGTTACTAAAGTAACTGAGGCTGATTCTAACAATAAACAAACTATCACTTTTGCAGTAGGTACACCTGCAATACCCGCAGGTTCAAAGTTGGCTGTTTGGGCTGGAGATTACGAAGATAAAGATGCTATATTAAATGCTACATGGTTAAACCCATACGCACAGGGTGGGTTACGCAACGGTGACACCGTATGGGCTAATATGTCATACAATAACCCTCATGCGGTTGAGGGGTTATTTGCTAAGAGCAGAGGTGTGCTAAACGAATCACAAGTGTGGAGTGAGTTTAATGGAGGTACTGGAGTACTAGACACAACTAACCCAAGAGATAGTATTCCTCTAGAGAACTTCTTGATTGGTAATACTTGTCTAGAAACTGCAAGAAACTATGTACAACACGTAAACAGAACAGTTGAAGAGAACTATCTAGCGCTTGGACTTACATCAGCACAAGCACCTGTTGTAGCCTATATCGACCCTTATTTGTCTACCGATGAACACGCACGTGTATTGTTATACGATGTTGCACACGACAAAGAGTTCATTGCATTTCAAGATATACACATGCAAGTACAGACTAGTTCACAGGCTACACAAATAGGTTGGCCTAAAGAAGCGGTGGTAGAAAGTAGCGATACAAGTAGAACAGAATTACACAAAGTCAACGTTGCATACAATGGTGCTGGTCCAAGTCCGTGGACTACACAAATAGATGTTACAAATGGTTTCTTATCTCAGAACCCATACATACGAAGTACACAACAATCTAAGTTTATCGAGAGCGCTTACGCACATGATTTAGCAAATAGACACACTAGTGATTTAATTGATAGCAGTACCGTTGCTAGTTTGACTACTGCTTTACCGATAGATGGAAGACTCACAACAGGCGCTAGGTTGTATGGTAAGGCGCACGGTCATCATGTGCATACTGGATATTCTTATGGCGGAACAACCAGTGGACTTTCAACAGGATACAGTTTAACGCCTAGAACTAACGATAGTGTTGCTTTGTATAAAATTGCAAATCCGTATCACTCTTTTACAAGAATACCTATTGACCAGTCTGATAGTTTTACTAGCGCTTTGATAAAACACAGAGAAGGTACTAGTACAGGACATACTCTAAGAGACCCTTCTACATTCTTTGATACACCTGATGGTACTAGAGTTATACCAGCATTCCTGTGTCTAAAGGGTATTAGAAGTTCATCTTTAGATTTGGCTAATCATACTGAGAGTAGGTTACAACATCTACCGCAGTGGAAAGATATGGACTTCGTTAGACGTTTAACATTAGATTTAGGCGAGATTAGTCAAAAAGATGGGGTTGTAGATACATTGTCTGCAACAGAAGAGGCTGTTAGATTAATCAATCAACACGCTGCACTAAACGGTAGATTGCTAACTGGTTCAGCACACGACCCTTCACCGTTTTGGAATGTAGATAACGGAGACAAGGGTACACACATGGGGTACATACGCGCTCACATAGGTAGAGAGGTGCAAGACCTAAATGGGGATACAGGATATACTATTGTTATACACAGTACAGTGCCGGGTGCAAGCGGTAGAAACTTTTGTGTGTGGCTTGATAATAGTAAAGGGCAGAGTGTCTATCAACCACAATTCTTAGTAGGACACGGTGGAAGATGGCGTAACTTTTGGGCGTTGCCTGACGAAAGAGAGGGTGAAAATATGCACCCAGCGCCCATGCCATTAAACAAACATGGTAGACCGTTTGCTCCGATTACCACACTACAACAATACGTTACATCGGTAGAAAGCGGTGAAGAAATAGAAAGTGTCGCTGAGTTTGAAGATAGTAGCGTATTGAGAGCAGTGTCTGATTCAATAAGTGGAAAGAGTCACAATACAATAAACACAGAATCTTTAGACATTAAAGGTTCATCGTCTTCATTAGTCAAGGGTTTAAGAGTTGGTAAAAAGGCTATCTCAAGAATAAACTTTGGTGGATTAGTGGCAAGTGGTGTACCCGGATTTGCGCCCGATGCTGGAACTTGGGGCTTTGGTAAAATTGGTGATGATAAGTTCAATAAAAGATACGGCTCATCTGATGTTACCGCATATTCTAGTCATGTACCTACCACTAATGTAGAATCCGATGCAGTAGGTAACGGAGATTTATACGGGTTTAGATTAGAAGATAACGTTGGTAATAACGTAGGTGTAAGATATATTTATCGAAAAGCGGGTGAATCGTTTGCTAATCAAAATACTGTTTTACCAAATACATTAGAAGAAGAAGTTTGCATTTTCTTTGACGATAGAGATGTAGGTCAAGGCGGATTTACCATAGGTAAACACATGCATGGTAGTGGCGATGCTACTGGTAGACTGAAAGCAAAAGGCACTGTAACTGAAACTGCTAAAGATTGGAGAGGTGCAAGATGGAGAGGCGTTAGTACACCGAATGCCGTGGCTCATGTGAGTGCATCGGAAGATTTGAGCGCTAACACATTAACCATAACATTCGACCAAGAGCCTTTCAACGGCGCTGTATTGGAAAGCAATAATACTAGTAATACAAAAGGGGACTTACTAGGATATTTAGGATTTCCAAAAGAAAACGGTATAATACAGATTACAGATTATGATGCGACAGGAACTAGCGGTGTAGCATTAGATGTAGGAATTACTGTATCGTATGAAAGAAGAGAAGGTAATGTCTTTATTGGTTGTAGTGGTTTAATTACAATACCTGCTGAGATTCTTATTTCACCTGTATTAAACTGGACTACCCTTGTTACTGATGAACTGATGGCTGCTGTAACTGCCGCCGCAATAAACGCAGGTAATGAGATAAATACAGAAGAAGGTCACGTATTTGATTGCAGAGAAATGTATGCAACTGATGGTCGTACATTTGGTGAATGGGGCGTGTCGCAAAACGCAATAAGAATCAAAGCGTATAATTCTCAAAGTCCAGTTACACCTCTTAATCAAAGATTCAATGCTAATTTGAAAAGAGATTTCGGTATTCAAGCGGCGCATCTTGAGTTTGGTGAATTAAGAATGAATGAGTATAGTAGTTCTGAAATATACGAGTGGGATTTTGATAGTGCTGTAACTGGTAATCATGGTAAGAGACCGATAAGTAATGCGAATATAGATGCGAGTCAAAGTATCGATTGTGGATACATACCGTTTAATCTTTTAGAAATCACAACGGTGGCTTGTGGTCCAAACGCAAACACAGCATCTCCCAATTTAGTCAATTCATCTAATGTAAAGATAGACACTACGCTATGGCGTGAAAACTTGAAGGGTGTACGTTTTACACGTTCATCGGGCGACCACATACTTCCAATGATAGATAATCCGCAAGCGCATTTCCCTGCCGATGACGGTCTTGGTAGTAGTAATCAAAGTAATTGGGGTACTGGTAGCGATAAGTTTGTTTTACTTACTAACGATATGCATTCTTTCTTAATAGCAAGTGGTACTGATGACGATAACCACACCATACAACCAGTTGGTGAAAGAAGAAAAGTATGGTTAGACAATAAAGCCTTCATACAAGTAGAAAGTAAAATCGGTAATTCAAACAATGATAGAAAGTTAAGTTTTGTAATTGATGATGCTAATTCGGATTTCCCAACATCTATGGCTGCTGCTGGAATATTACAACACCATGTAAAGAAAGAGTTCGATGGACTGCGCTCTATCGGTAGCGTATTCTCTGAACCAATAGTCTACTTCCGTGGTGGTAAGAGTAGCAAAGACCACAGTGTGCCGTTGTTCTTTGGTGGTGGATTTAGCGGTGTAACACTCGACGTAAACGATGGTACGCAGAACGACTATTCTACTTTCTACACCCATCCATATTCTACTGGACCGACTGGTGTTACTGGATTACAGAATGCAAATGAAATATCTACGAGTTACGCTATGTTAGACGGAAATGCAATGTTTGCTTTCTTCCCCGGCGCTGCGTTGTGTAATCAACATCGTGGTAGTATTACACCACCTGCATTTAATCAACAGAACATACTAGCACCTGATTTACATAAAAGAAATATATTGTATAGTAGTGGAGAAATTAAAGCAAAGCCCGTACCACTTGTATTGAGGTTTGCCCATCCAACTGCTCGCTACGAAGACCACGTAGATACTAGTGTGGAGAACAAAACTACGTACCTAATATTTGGTCCGGGTCAAGCATTCCCATTTACACAAGAAGTAGCAGATGCAGATAGCGGTAATGCCGCTAATACCAAAGAGCCATTTCCGGGTAGAGTTATCGTAAGCGGTAGCACGTGGGCTTCTATACCATTAGACGAAACAATAGGTAATTCAAGACATATGTTCCCGAATCAAATTGATAATGATAAGTATAATTTTATGCCACCAAGTAAGGTATACTATGACGCTACTGCTGGTTTTCATTGGAAAGCAATGGTAAATTGGGAAAGCCCTGCTGGATACTGTTGGAAGGGTAAGTTCTCACAAAGACCTGAACACGGTAGGCATTACGGTCAGCAATTCAATGACAATACACCGTATGATATTACAGGTACAGCGCAGATAGGATATGACTTAACACATATACATCCTAAGATGCATACACCTACTATCGGATTCGGTATCGCTATGGCGGCAGATACGGTATGGCACATGGATGGTGGTTTCCATCCGGGCGGCTCATGGTTAGACAATCAAATTACATTCAATCCACCACACGCGGGTAAATCTGCCGCTAGAGTATTGAGTAGTAATTGGGAACGTGCAAACCAAATACATCCCACTGCATTTAGAACATCGGGTGTGCTTACGGGGCGCATTCTAGATTACATAGGAAACGGTAGTGAGGCCGTAGCAACGGCAGATGCAAAGATGGAATACATCGTAGTAGATGCGACACGTTGTCAGAACGGTGAAGAACTCGCTACTGTACTAGGCGCTGCAATAAACGCATTCCCCGGCGCTGGGGCACTCAAGTCACTCGGCGGCACACATATGCCATCTATGGGTAATGCAATGCGTCAAGATAGATACGGGTGGATACCGCTTGCTGGCACATCTACTTACGTAAATAATAGCGCTACTGGTAATTACATAGATAGCCCATCGAGTGGTTCACAAACAACATTAGAACAATTACCAGCATCGGGTTGGATTAGATTACATCAGGCAACTAATACTAGATTTGCTTGCTATCATTCTAGAGAAGTTATAGCCGACGGTAGTGACTGGAAAGTTAGATTTTATCTCGCGCCTAATAGAATAAACGGTTTGAATAAAATAGAAGCGCCTGAGGCTTGGGATGATAAAAATAGCACTAATACATTTACTGATTCAATTGCTAATTCTTATACTCTTTATGTATGGAGCAAAGCAGGTACAATGCGTTTCAATAACGAGAATGTGTCAGCACGCGACCACATGACACAAGTTCACTTCTCAGGTATTGTAGATGCTGTTGATAGAACAAAACCAATAGGTGCAGTTGGTTGGCATGGTGAAAGATATTCTTATCTGAATAGTTTGAAAATAAGCACTACTATAACAAAGAATACCAATTCTACAACAACTAGCGGATATGCTGCTGGGTTAGGTGCATACCATGAGATGCTTAATTTCTCACCATACGGAACTGCTGGTACAGTAATGAATGTGCATAGCAACATACCTGTTGTAGCACCTATGCAGGGTAGTCCCGAAAGCACACCTACAATTGACGGTATAGGAAACGCATTAGGTACACATTTAGTTAAATCGGGCTTTTACTCTAAGTTTAATTTACAAAGTGGAAGTAGTGATGGTTTAGGTTGGGATACTTACACTTACAACTTCAATGATACAGATGAAACGGGTAATGCTAATCAATGGGTCGCACCTACTAACTACACTACTACATTACCTAAGGAACTAACAACGCCGCAAGGAGTGTACAGTAGCGCATTCTTAGTTGTCAGTTATGAGTGTGAGAGTTCATTAATTGCAAAGTACGATAGAGATGGAATAACCGCAAACGGTGACTGGTTACAAGTCATAGGACAAGGTAGTAACCCAATCACATATGCTGGTACTACACAATGGGACGAAAGATTTCACGGACAAGATAGATTCATCGCACCTGCAAACGCTGGACCGAATGTAGAGGCTCTAATTGTAGACAATACAACAGTACCTGTTGGAGTCCCTAGTAGCGCTAATTGGGCCGATAGTATTACATCTGATTTGTTTACTACATTTACATTTACTATTTCTACTTGTGATTACAATAATGACCCTACTATTACACATGATGCAGATGATAGAATAGTTGCTGGGTTACATGTATTTGGTGCAGGTATACCTGATGGTGCTACGATAGCCAGTATAAATAGTACAACTAGTTTTGAGTTATCAGTATCTACTGCTAGTGGTATACCTGCTATAACTAACGGTACGCTGACTTTCGTTGATACAGTTTCCGCTACTAATGACCTTTCGTTAAAAAACGCAACACCGGGTCTAAACAAAACAGGTGATTTACTGTTTGACCTAGACCACTCTGTTGGTTCTGCATTACTACATACAGACGATGCAGAACGTAATACATCTGCTGATAAATATGCAGTAGCGCATAGTAGCGGATTCCCTGTCAATTATTGGATGGGTGATGTAAACGCATTACAGATGTATCAAGATTCTGCCGCAAAGAACTTCTCAGTAGAGAACATAGTGTGGAAGAGAATGGATGGCGGTAACCTTAGTATGCCAGCAATCAACGCTCGCGGTCTTGGCGCAGTGCCATGGATGACACGTGTGAAGAGTAACACCGCATACCAAACAGGTGAGAAGATATACGGTAACGTAAGGTTCTCTTTTGAGACCACAAATAGCGCTATGATGCCTATACTACAAGCACAAGAGTTAGCGCACCCCGAACTTATGCGTAAGCACCCATACAAGATTGGTAACGTGTTAAACATACCAAACGAAGAGATACAGTTCCAAAGCATCACTGTAAGAGATGAGACAGGGCAAGTGCACAAGATAGAGGGCGGTAGCCCACTGGGGACTATCATACGTGGATTCCGTATACCTGAGAACAGAGGTGTGAAAGGTAACGCACCTGCGCTTGCTAACAGTGGCAAGATACCTAACTTGAAGGTACAGTTACCTGACCCTAACAGTATACCGGGCAACATAGTTGTACGTTCAGGATTCGACCCAATACAAGCATACCAACATGAAACAATCGGTACAGGCGGTATGATACACCCTGATATGGGTGAGAACCACATAGGACATCTATTCGACAACAGTGTAGCAAGCCCGCGTCAAGCACCTACATATGAGAACCACAATTGGGAACGCATCAATCCAGTAACCTTTGATTCAGAGTTAGGAGCATGGAATGACAACTCTCCATTGCAGACTAGTTATGAGTTACATGACCGCACATTATTCTTCCATGTCACAAAGATGGGGCACACGCATACACATAGGTATCCGACTGTCTATACGCATACAAGTGGTGTAGAGAACGACGTGGTATCTGTAACAGCGTGGGATAGTAGCACAAGCATACTTACCATCGATACAACACACGGAAGTAATATACTCAATACAAACGTCTTTGATGCTGGGTTTGGTACTAAAGAAGATACTCGCAAGTTCCTACGTGTGTACAACCCGACAACCGATGAAGGCGCTGTGTGTACATACATTGCGCAAAGTGATAACACATTAGACGTTGTTGGTGATGTCAACTTTGCCACATTCATGGCAGGTCAAACTGTAACAAATCTAAAGGTAGTGCCTTCGTATTACATACCTGCTGGAAGCAACAGGTTCTTCGCAGCACGTCGATTACGTGACCATGCTGAGGTTAGCGGTAACTCTCCTGATATGGCTAACACGTTGTACTATGTATCAGGACAGACAATAGGATACGACGCATATAGCAAACCTGTGTTGACACCTATGCCATTCCCAAGAATGGGACACCACTTCGTCACCCCAACAATGCCGATGTTACCCGGACACTGGGCGCACCCTGCTTACCAAAGCCTATACAGAAGGCATTTGATTGATTACCAAATGACAAATGGTTTTGTTGATTCTAGTAACTTTGCTAGTTATGCGACTGCTACAAATAATAAAAGCGACATTAACTCTTCATTCAATTTAGATAATAATTTACACGCTATGGACGCAGAGATTAACTTTAGTGGGATAAATGCAGCCCCCAGTGGTCCCAGCGACATACACGGAGGAGCATTCACCCTTATGTTCGAGAGCGGTGTGAAATATGACGGTTACGGTGTTTTAGCGTCATCAGACGGGTCGAGTACAACATTAGCAGCAACAGTAAATAAAGCCGGAGGGCACAGTATTGTACTTGAGGCTGCTAGTGAATATACACAGGGTAGACATTTCCCTGACCCTGCGGAAGTGGGTGCTTACCAAATAGTCATACAACCCAATCTATTCAACAACCAACTCGTAGGCTATCACAACAATGCAACTATGGAATTAACTAGTCAACAGATAAACACGGTTATTGGCATAAAAACGGATAATGGTAATGTAGACCGCACTAAAGGAGGTATGACATTAGTGTTAGCAAAAGCAACACAGGCAGATGTACGTGGTTGTGAAGTATTCATCAATGAAGCAATATTAGATATTAGTAATGACCAAGGTAGTCAATTTACAAACATACCACCGTTGATGTTGTATAATCATGTAGGTGTGCAATTAACAGAAAGCCCTGCGTTTACTAGAAAGGGTTTCCCATATAGCACAATGTTTAGCGATGCGACCCCCGCACACACTTTGCATATACCGTGGTGGAGCATATTACACAAGAATGCAATCAAACATAATGGGTCAGCAGTTTCAGAAGCAACAAATTATAGAAAACTATCTCAATATAGTCCCGAAGATTACTATATGTTTATGAGAAGTACCTTCGGAAGTATAGGAAGTCAGTTAACAATTAACGGATATACTTCTTTGTACTTTGACATATACGATAAATACAATAAAAGTATAAGTCTAAATCCAAAATGTACTGTTGTATCTTTCAATACTAGCGGAACAATAGTTGTAGATAACGCAAATACGTTCCCAATGTATCCTTACTATAAACAAGAAGTGCAGTATACGGGCAAGAATGGAACTATCTATTCTAAAGAACTAACAAGTGTTAGCGGAGATACGGCTGCAACAATCAATATACCCAAAACATTGACATTAGGTGCTAAATCAGGCGCTGATGGTTTTTGGGATAACATATATGATGGTGCAATACTTACTTTAACACATAGTTACAATACATTACCAGCAGGTGAAATACTTACAAATAAACGTAAGAGTGTATTTGCGAATATATTACCTGATATAATTAATGGTAATCAAGATACATATAGTAATCATGTACCTGATGCATTCCTATGTATGTGGCATCCTAACCTTGGTAGACCTAATACATACTTCTCAGATAATACATCTCGAAGTTGGAAAGGTAATGCAGTTAACAAAGCAGCATATAATTCATTACCTGAACATTTTGAAACTATACATTATCACGATTTTACACACGCAATGAGTACAGGTCCATTTGATTTCTTAATTAAGAGACCTAATGTAAGTAAAACAGGTGAAGTGACAGTAGGTAATAGTACACACGATGCTGGTGGAACTAATTTAATGCTTAGTGGATATTGGCCTTGTGGTAGTCGTGGCGGCCCACATGCAAGTAAACTAGACTTATACGGTATGGCATCTATACCATGGAATGTGCATGAAACGTCTACAAGTGCTGATTTTGCCTCTAATAGCAACTTCCAATGGGTAGATGCTGATGATGATGGTAGTTATGCAGTATCTTCGGGTATAACAACTGGGGCTATGAACGGTTATAGAAGAAGACCGTATGGCTACCGTAACGCTGTACGTCAAGCCTATAACAGACCGAGATACGACATTAATAGTGTGCGTGCAATATACGAAGCGGATGCTTCAAGCGCTGCTGGTACTAACACTCTGAACTACGATGCAGGTCCACTTGTACAGACCGAGGCATACAGCAATGCATGGAGCGATGGTAGTAGCAACGCATCTAAACCTACGACATACGTTGGAGTTATGGAGAGGCAAACTAACTTCACAGGAATGTTAAATCAAGACCAAGAGGGTTGGCAAGTAAGATATAGTGACGGTAGAAGGATGACAAGACCGTTTGGTACACCAGTGCGCACAATACGAAATCCAACACGTACTGAAAGAGATTGGTGGGGCGATGAAGAAGGTAAAGGAGAAACAAGCCTATCTGTGGCCTCTCAGTACTATCTGATAGATTGGTGGGGCAATGAGCGTGGAGAGGCTGTAAGACGTGCCCCAGTGCGCGGATTTGGTATTAGACCATCATGGGATTGTGGTGACGCATATGACAACGGTAGCAATACTGCACATGCGCGTATTTGGAATGGTGGTAAGCCTCTATTCAATCTAAAAGGTATAGCCAATTTGACTAATGGAAATATAACAATAACTGACGGTTACACAATACCTCGATTCGGGGGCGTGTTGAATAATGTTAACAACGCTAACACAAATGAATTGGTGGATGTGTTTGCCCCTGTGCATTCATTGCGTGTAGGTGATATGGGTAATGGAAGAGGCGTAAGATATCCAACCGCGTTTAACGAAGAGATTCTCACAGAACTATCGACACCAGTACATAAGACTGGGGTGGTTCTCAGTCATAATACTGCTGAGCCATTGTTCGGAGATGGGTTGTTACGCCCACGTAACGCTGTACTGCAAGCCGATGAAGTCAAGAGGGGTATTAGTTCTAAACTTGGTATAGATGATAATGGGCTACTAAAATCGGAAGCAACGGTCAGTGATAGAATAGAAGAGATAGTTGGTACAAGTGTACACACAGATGCTATTTCGCGCACTAGTCCGAGAATTGGAATAGACGCACAAGTTGTAGAAGGTATAGAACAAAATCACGTAGTCATCAACACAGAAGCACATAGTTTACACACTGATAGAAATGTAGGTCAGAGAGTTATACTAGAAGGTGCAATGCAAATTGAAGGTAGTTTGGCAGATGCAAATTATACAAGTATCAGTTTCTCAAGACAAGGTAGTGGCTCTACGGTTTCTGCCGTTCATAGATACTCACACACTAACGTGTTCAGACCATACGGAGGTTCATACATAATTGAGACGAAGAGTTATGCTGGACTGTTTGACGATACTGGTTGGGGTGTTGCAACTTTAAGCGGTAGTAATCACACAAGTAATCCTTACCAAAGTCCATCTGATGGGAGTGTTACAAATTATAATACAGATACTGTGAGAAATAATGAGAACGATAATATTGTAAAGTTCTTAGTTAGACCAGTAAGAGTTTTAGACGCTAAACACACGGAAGTATATCGCATACACAATTCATTGAATAGCGCATCGCCTCAATACACTCAAAATTACCTACACGCAACATCCGGCGGCAAGTATGGTATATTCACATACGAAGTGGAAAACGGTAGAACACCTAATACGAATCTATCAAGAAGCGGTCTACCCGACGGTAACGGCCCGTATCTTCCTATATTTGTATTCGACCATACTGCTGCATTCACTACACCACTCAGTTATGGACCAAAGTTACTAGGTACGGGTGTAAGCGGGTTTGATAACACAAGTTTGAAAACTAGCGTATCTAGAATTATCATAAGTGAAAACACACTACAACATCATCGCTCGGATGCAGCGAGAAGAAGGCAAGAAGAAGACACAGACGATGAACTCAAGAGAAGCGACTTTGCTGTAAAACCTAGATTTAGCCAGTCATTACACAATAAAGGGCACAAAGGTGATGTGGACTTCAATGTCACAGACCATAGCGGAGATGGTGCGTGATGGGTCTTATCCAATCGTCAAAAGGTAGGTTTGATGAAACCTTGACAAATGTAATGAACGATATTAGACAACCAGTGTTTGTAGATAACGCTGTACATTACGCAAAAGTAGAACCAAGAAGTGCGGGTAAGACTAGAGTTACTATTGAAGCGATAAACGCTGATAATTACGATTTAGCAACAGAGCGTACATATTCTTTAGTTGAATCTGAATCTAGTATTATCATTACGCATACTGAAACTGACGGGCATTCGCTGAAAAGCGATATATGGTCTAGTAATGGTAAAAATAAGGTTACAGATTTATTGTATAGCGAAGATAACCCAGTAAACCGAATTATGAAGAGTACAGTTACTTCTACCAGCAATGGTCTACAATTAGATTTACGCAACATGAAAGGTCGCACTTTGAAAGATATAGGTTTTAGAGATGAAAGAGTACATCTTGCACAAGGTATAGATATTGGATTTAGAACTACCGATTTAGCGGTTAGATTAGCACAAAATGTGCCTGATGCAATTACTGCGGTAACAACAGGTTCACACATTACAACTACTAGAGGTAGCAATAATAGACGTAAGATAAGTAATACATTCTTAGCGTCTGATTTCTATGGCATTAATCTAATTACAGCCTTACGCTTTGTTTCTAGACATGACAATCGTGTGACTATGATGAATAGATACGGTGTGTTAAATTATGTGCCTTTTAATCATGCAGACGTGAGTAGAAAAATAGCAGGTAACATACGCTTTGGTCAGAAGAAAACTAACCCTATTGAGAATATAGAAAACCGCGTCACAGTGCAAGGTAAACAAATAGCATTAAATGAAGACTTGATTCTTACAATGGATGATAGAAGTAGACAACAGAGTAAATACAATACAGATGTACTAGAAAGTGTAACTCCTATATTTGATGAATCTATTACGAGTATATCACGTGCAAAAACAGTTGCAAGGCAGATATTGAAAGCAAATGCGTCTACAACAGGCTCACTACAATCTAGAGGACATCCTAATTTATGGGATGCGAGACCGGGCGATATAATAGAATATGATGGTAAAAGATTGACTATACTGGAAGCACAACATAGAGCAGGTAGTGCTTTGAGTGATTTTACTTTCCTCAGCGTTGAATCGGGATTAGAAGGAGTCTTACAGGGTATAGAAAGTGGAAGTGTGTCATCATCATCTAAGAGAAGACCGGATAAGACAAACCAAATTACAGATGAGAACTTTTCATTCTTTGATAGCCTAGAAATAATAGTAACACCGACAATTACAGTTACTGAATTATCACACGCTGGCTTCTTAATTGGCCGAAATAGCGAAAGAGGGGTATTAGGTGGGAACAATGAAACTATCGGACTCATCGAAAAAGAATCTACAACAATAGAGGGGGAATCATAATGCCAGCAAACGACCATTTGAAACGATTAGTGATAGAAACAATAGCAGATAACATCAATGAAATGGTTATTGGTTTTGATAGCACACCTGCTACAAGTAGCGATGGTAGTGCTGGTAGACCAGCGATAACAATAACGCCTACTGTACGCATTATGGATAATTCAACATTACTTGTAGAAGGTAATTTAACAACAGCAAACGCATTCGACGAAACGCTCAAAGAAGTGTTCGTGCAATTAAGGGGTTCAAGCGGATTCACCCCTATTACAAGACATGTTTTCAATCCGATAAAAAAAACATCGACAAACGAAGTAGTAATCCAATTAATGATAGAGGTAAAGTGATATTATGGTAGAAAACGTCATTTCAGGGCACACGACAACATTGACTGATGGAGATTATATTCTCTCTCCATCTTTAACTAATTTATTTGAAGGCATACACGGTAATGGAATCTTGATGTATGAAGATACAGCAACAGGTGATAGCAATAGAAACGCTAAGGCTACAAGCCCCGGATTTGTTTCTGATAACGGTACTAACTCTATCGTAGTAAGAGGTGGATATGCTGTATTAGACGGGTTAATCATACCTTTCGGTAACATAGCCGCAGGTGCAACACACACCATTACACTACAACAGAGTACTATTGAAGGTAGTACATCTGCGTTAACTAGCGGTCAAACTTGTCTGTTAGTTGTTTATGCTTGTAGTGATACAGAATCTCCGAGATATGGTATCCACATAGAACAGGGTTCTCCTGTATCTACCGGATTTCCAGTAACGCCTGAAAGTTTCTTGAGTGATACAAGCGGTCTAAATGGTGGCCTGAACCTTGCATCTAAACAAAGCACAGCCCTTGCAGTTGTGAAATGCGCTTTCAATGCGGGCGCTGGAGATTTAGATATGGAAGTAACCGAAGTATACGATGTGCGTACATTCGTAAAACCTAGCCCTATTTATTTCAGCCCAATGACTACTGGTTCTCTTGGTAACCAAACAGGTAGAATTGACTCGACAGCAGACCTTGACGGTATGCATGGTGGTGGAGATGAAGTCGGGGGACTATCAACATCCAACTTTGGTGGCATGTGGATGTCTTACAGTCACGGTACGGATGGCTCAGATGGAGACCATGTGTTGTACTTTAGCGGTAAACAAGGTGGTACGAGAAGAACACACAGAATCGGTCCAAACAAAATTAGTGTATTAAATACTGCACAGGATGTTAGATTTGATGGTCCAAATATTTTCAATACAACACCTAGCGGTACTATTAATTTAACACCCACTGGTACATTTCCTCCAAGTCATATGATTATAGTTAACAATGCTGCAACAGGAAATAGTAACATAGTTGTATTTGACCCCAATGGTTTGAGTAATGGCTCTGATACTGACGGTAATGTTAATGCGGCATCCTCTGCTATATTCGTTTACAATGGTACAGCGTGGGTAAAAGTATTCGCAACATCATCAGCAGTAGGTGCGAGTGGTTCAGCAGGTGCTATACAGATAAGTGACGGTAGTTCATTCTCTAACGATGCGCAACTGACATTCACCACCGCGAGTAACACACTCAACGTAGGCGGTCCGATAACTATGGGAGGACTTCTTACCGATGCTAGTGGTATAGCATTCAAAGCCAGTGTGTCAAGCAACCCTGCTGGTTCAGGGCCGGATGCACGAACTCTATGGGTAGACTCAGATGATGGTAAATTATACTTCAATACAACTGCTGTACAAATGGTAGGCGACGCATCAACAATAGATATTAACGGGCTTACAGAAGTACAAATAGCGTCGGGCGATTACATCGCATTTTCTGATGAAGGAGAAAGTGGAGACCCGACAAGAAGAGAATCGATAGACGATGTGGCAACATTGTTTGCAGGTACAGGTTTAACCGCATCTAGTGCAGTAATCAATATTGACCCTAACCAAGCGGGTATCACTAGTATAGGTCCAGCAGGTACATTGACTGTGAATCAAGACTTGACTGTAACAGGTAATTTACTTGTAAGTGGTTCGTCTACAACATTGAATGTTGGAACACTGGAGGTTGAAGACCTGCATATTCTCATAGCAAAAGGTGGTGATGACGCTGCCACCGACGGTGCGGGTATTATCATTGATTCAACTGATGGCGACAAGACTATACTCTTTAGCAACAATGCAGATGCGACCCTAGAGGGATTGAAAGTCAACCAACACTGGTTACCTAGTAGTGACAGTGCACTAAATCTAGGGGCAACTGATTCAACTAACCCTCTCAGATGGGCTAATGTGTATGCTGATAATTTAGATACCACTGATTTGGTTGTAAAATCGTCTGCAAATCTACTAAAGACAGACTCTACTAACAATAGAGTAGGAGTACTACAAGGCGCACCCGATGCACCGTTCCAAGTAGGCGAGTTAGGTTTCGGTTACGGTAGCGCTAATATTATTGCAAGTAATAACAACGGCTCTACCCCAGTAACGATTGATTTATTTCACGACAGGAAGTTTAAGGCTGCTAAATTGTTAGTATCTGTTGAAAACACAAGTACGGGAAGCGGGGGTAGAGTATACGAAACAGCAGAGATGGTTGTTACACATGATGGGAGAAGTGATACAGATGCAACAACTGCATTCCTAAATACATACGGTGTAGTGACAAGCGTTGGGTCACAGCAGGGGGCGTATCAAATTGGCGTTACGGGGTCTAGCGGTAGTCAGAACATTCAATTACAGGTAACACCTACGGAAACCAACAAAGATGTTACGGTGCGCGTATCGTGGCAAGCATTAACAATATAATCGAGGTGAAAAAATATGGGTACAGCAAGAGATTTTCACGTCAAGACAGGTTTAGTTGTAGATGGAGGTAACGTTACTCTAAGTAACGGAAATCTCCTTGTTAATTCAGGACATATTGACATAGATAACATCAAGATTGATGGTCAGACGATTTCCACCGTAACAGGTAATGAAGCGATTAATATTACACCACACGGAACAGGTTCGGTAGTTATTTCTAAATCGACTTTAACAACGACAGACATTAACGGTGGTACAATTGACGGAGTTACTATTGCTACATCTGACATTACAGTAGGTACGGGTAAAACACTCGACGTATCGGGTGGAACTTTGACTCTTGCAGCCGACCAAATTAGCGGGGATGCAATTGATGGCGGCACGATTGGCTCAGTCACAATTACAGCACTCGCTGGCGACTTGAGCCTTGGTGACAACGACATCACCAACGTAGGAGACTTGAACGCAGACAGCATAAGCGTCGATGCGGCAGCAACTGGCCTCAACATAGATTTCAGTGGCGCTAACACAACCACAGCAAAAATGACGTTAGGTGACAATCTAGCAGATGCACTCAACATCACCGAGGGTTCTAACTCTTACATGAAGTTCACAACCACTAACAGCAGTGAGCAAATTGTCTTTGGTAAGAACAGCACGTTCGCTGGCACGACTATCGCTAACTTGGGTACAGTTACCACAGCCGACATAGATGGTGGCTCGATAGATGGTACGACTATTGGTGCTAACAGCGCAGTAGCAGGTACGTTCTCTGAGGTTATTGCTGTCACAGTCGATGCTGCGACTGACTTCACGGTTGGTAGCACAGTCATCACTGACGACGTGATAACATTCACACCATCTACCAGTGATACTGTTACGCTTACAGCAGCAACAAATGCAGAGTTTACCATCGCTACTATTGATGACAATGCACAAGCAGGTCACATAAATCTACAAGCAGATGGAAATGTTAGACTAAAATATACTAGCGCTACAAAATTAGAAACTAAATCTACTGGTGTGGATATTACTGGTCATCTTGAGGGTAGCGCTGCTATACATTCCGCACATGCAAGATTGCGTGCTAGTGACGGTATAGAAGATAATGCAGGGTATGGGTCTAATGGTACTCATCCGGTTTTAGACGTTGATGGTACTAACTTTTACACAAGTGAAACACTTTCTGTAACAGAAACTTCAGGTAACTATAAACTACCGAGTAGTACTTACGGTACTAGTGCTAATAACGTAGGGAATGTAACTGTGTTAAATCTAAATATAGAAAATGCTTCTTTTGATACTTTCCAAGCAGCAGAAGCATTCTGCGCTATGAGTATCAAAGACAATAATGGTGAAATCCAATACAGAGTTGTAAACAAAATATATGGTGTGGTAAATAGAACCGGAAGTGCAGCAACACCGAGTATCGACACAATAGTGCAATTTCAATCAGGTGATGTAGACGTAGGACACTTTCACTGGGTTTTAGGAGGCGCTGGATTAGGCGCTAATAGCGACACAATGACTTTAGTTTTCAAATATACAAGTAAAATACAACATACGTCAGCCGATACAACAACTTATTCAGTTAATTGTAATGGGTTATCATTATCAGGGGCAGGTGGTTAATAGATGGCGGAGCCGGGATTGTCACACGCAGCATCTGCTATTACGAAGTTCAAGGGTATATTGATTGCAAAAGGTAGTGAAACTACAAACGCACAATTCACCGCAGGTTCATCTAAGTTTAGTACAGCCACACCCAGTTCATTTGCGGTGGGAAATTATATATCCGGTAGCGGTATACAGAAAGGCACTAGAATAACTGACATAGACAGTAATGATATTTACATAAGTAAAGCACTAACGGGCACTCTTGCTAATGGGGCGACTGTTACTACATGGAATGAATCTGTAATACAAGCGGGTGGACCTGAGGCATTCGAGTTAATCGGTGGAACAGGGATATCGTTAGCATCATCTGCATCTGCAAGCGGTGCACCCGCTATTACAGTAACAGCATCCGGTGGTGGTACTGCATCCGCTTTAGCCGCCGATGACCTAAGTACTGGAGATGCTGCTGTAACACTGACTACCACCAGTGGTAACATTACGATTGATGCTCAGGCCAGTAACAGCGACATTATCTTCAAGGGAACCGATGGTAGTACCGACACTACATTCCTTACACTCGATGGTAGCGAGGAAGGCAAAGCGATATTCAACGCAGATGTAACAGTCGGTGATGATTTGAGTCTTATATCGGATGGAGCAATATTGAACTTCGGTGCTAACGAAGAAATTAAGATGACCCATGTTCATAACACTGGTATACTATTAACTCAAAATGCTGTATCGGGTAACATTGACTTGCAATTTAGAGATGCAGATACGAGGATTCAGTCTAGAGCAGATGGTACACTAGAGTTCGTTGCAGACGGTATCGCTAATATAACCGCACCGGATGTTAATTTGAATGCCACTACTAAAATAGTGGCTACAACCCCTCTTGTTTCATTAGATGCAGCAGTAGTGCAAATTAAAAACACCGTTAACGATACAGCCTCATCGGAATTGAAGTTCGTAAAGGACAAGGGTGCGGCTGGTGCTGATGGTGATGATGTCGGTAAGATTACCTTCGTAGGAGACGATGCGGCACAGACTCAGACATCTTTCGGTCAGATTCTTGTTGAAGTATCAGAAGCAGACGACTCGGATGAGGCAGGTAAAATGTCATTCCTCGTTGCTGAGAGCGATGGTACAGATACAGCACTCACAGCAGGTTTGATTATTGAAGGAGAGCACGCTACTGATGGTCAAGTAGACGTTACAATCGGTGCTGGTGCTGCATCCACAACCACAATTTCGGGAAACTTAGTAGTAAATGGTACAACGACCACAATCTCCAGCACTACATTAGAGGTAACCGATGACTTGATTACAGTCTCGAAGGGCAATGACACTCTTACTAATGCAAACGGTAGTGGAATGGAAATCGAGTGTACGGACGGAGGTACTGATAACATCCACTGGAAGTACGTACATGCTAGGACAGCACTTCAATCAAACGTAGACATAGACTTGGCTACAACAAACGAGACTCTCAAGATTGCAGGTACGGATGTGCTAAGTAACAATACCCTTGGAACTGGTGTTCTCACATCAAGTCTCACGACTGTTGGTGCTCTAAACGGTGGTAGCATCACATCAGGCTTCGGTACAATAGACACTGGTTCATCGACAATTAGTACATCGGGTACTCTAACTGGTGGTGCAATTGTCGGAACTAGTCTAGCCGTCAGTGGTACAATTACCGGAGATACATCGTTGACTCTTGATAGTACTACAATATCTACTGCTGAGATTGGTGTCTTAGATGGTGTAACAGCAGGTACTGTCACAGCAAGCAAAGCACTGGTTGTCGATGGTAGTAGACATTTAGCAACAATTGGTAATCTTACTTCTGATGGTACAGTACAAGCCGCCGTTGTTAGTGTAGACGCTGTTGCAATTATAGACACAAGTAGTGCAGATTCACAGACAGTAGCCAATAACGCTGCTCATGTTGCTGTTGCATACGCATACGGAACATATAGAACTGCTAAGTTTGTGTATCAAATAACAGATGGTACAGACTTCGAGAGTGGGGAGATACTTGTAAATTACAAGGGCGCATCTGCGCCTTCTGCAAGCACCGACATTTATCTTACACAATATGCGGTAGTGTCTACTAAATCAGGTAACGCTTCTTTAGTATCTTGGGACGCAATCAAGACTGGCACTAACATAGAACTCAAGTTTACGAATGCTAGTGGTGCTTCTGTTGACTACACCTATGATATAGTAAACACGCTAGTAATCAAGTAATGGATAGTGAAATTATGGTGATGAATAAATGGGAACAGAAAGAGACTTTGTAGTAAAGAAAGGATTGCAAGTAACAGATGACATAAATGTGTCCGGTGACATAAATGTGTCATCGCTGTATGGTCGCCTTAATTTCAAAAAGAATGCGGCAGGGAATGTAAATAACGATGCTATTTATTTCATCAACGGCTCAGACCAATATGCAGGTGCAGTAAAATACTTCCATGGTGATAACACACTGAGATTTGACGCTAACCAAGCAACTCAATTACATATTTCCGATGGTGCGATATTCCCACCTACTGATAACGATGTTGATTTAGGTACTTCATCTCTCAAGTTCAAAGATTCTTTTTTTGGATTAGTTGATGCTGAAAACTTCAAAGTAAATGGAGGACAAGGTTCTGACGGCCAAATCCTAACTTCAACAGGAAGCGGTGTTGCTTGGGAAGATGCAGCAGGTGGTGGTGCTTCTGCTATTGGTGGTTTAGACGATGTATTGATGGATGCTACTAATTTTGTTGATGGTCTTCTAATACAGCCGGATAGTGATGGTTCAGCACCAACAACAGGAACACTAGATAGTGCAACAGAAAACATTGGTATTGGTAAAGATGTATTGGCTGCATTAACATCTGCCGACTATACTACATTTGTTGGTAGTAGGGCGGGAGAAGCAATCACAACAGGTAGTTACAATTCAGGATTCGGAAGAATGACCCTGTATCAAGTAACTACTCAAACTAATAATACTGCTGTTGGTTATTTTGCAGGTGGTGGTATTCAAAATGGTGGCAATAACACCGCTATTGGCGTATCAGTATTAGGTGCAAATAATAGTTCTTCACAAAACACAGGTGTTGGGTCAAGTGCATTAGCAAATACAACTGCTAATAACAATACTGCTGTTGGTTATCGTGCGCTTTACGGAAATACAAGTGGAACAAGAAACATAGCCATCGGTAGCCAAGCCCTCGATAACGCAGACACAGAATCAGATAACATCGCAATTGGTTACGATGCTTTAGGTGGCCCAGTTGCAGGTTCGACAACAACAATAGCGATTGGAAACTATTCTCTTGATGCAGTAACAAGCGGCTTTGCTATTACAGCAGTAGGACACAAGGCGGGAACTGCTTTGACAACAGGTTGGGGTTCAACTCTTCTCGGTTTTGAAGCGGGGGCAGAAACAACAGGTAGCAGAAATACACTAATAGGATATAGAGCAGGTCATTATTACACGGCTGGTAATGATAATATTGCTTTAGGTTATCAAGCCCTTAACGGTTCTTATGGTAATTCAACGGGAAGTAATAATATTGCTTTAGGAAAATCATCAGGAAGTAGTATAACCACAGGAAGTAGTAATATCGCTATTGGAGACAATGCAGGTAATAACATCACAACAGGTTCAAACAATGTAGTTATTGGTGAAGCAGATGTTCCAAGTGCAACAGGTTCAGACCAATTATCAATAAGTTCCGGTGATGGTGGCGTTACTTGGATTACAGGTAATTCATCCGGTGGTATTAATTCTAAAGCAGAAGTTGTAGCAGTATCAGGTAATACAACATTAACACTAGCACAAACAGGTGCTTACATTTATTGGACGGCAGGTACACTAACTTTACCTGCAAGTGGAACAGTAGGAACTCAATATACTGTAATTAATAATACAGGTGGTTCTGCTACTGTTGCAGTTAATGGTAGTAACTGTTCTATGGTAGCAGGTTTTACAAGTGCAACAAACGCAACAACGGCAATAGCAGACCATGAGTTAGCCTCATTCGTTTGTGTTACTGCTAATACTTGGATTCAGGTAGGTTGATTCAAATGAGTTTTATTGGTGTGGTTGGGGTTGTTGCACAAGCAGCACAGGGGGCAATAACAACCGCACCTACAAGTGTTAGTATCGCTACAAGTGCATCCGGTAATTATGATAACGCTATATCGGCAGGTGTAGCAAATTGTAATTTTGCAGGGATGGCAGTAGATGGTCTTGAGTTTTCTAGTGGTTCGGGAACAGTAAATGTAGATAGAACACAGTTTGGTAATCATTACAACGGGTGTGCAAACGGGGTAACTCAAACATATAAAGGATATATTCGTGCAACAGGTGCAACAAGTTTTCAATGGGGAGGTTCGCTTCACAGTTCTAGTTTAAGTAATTCTTGTAGTGCTTCTGTAATAGTCTCCGGTTCAACAGACCAAGATGAAACTAATGCTAGTACCGGAGACATAGGATTAACATTACTTATTGCCTTTGGTGGAGGTAGAGGCGGTTTAACTTTTCCAGCAGCAGGTGATGAGATTGTGCTAAAGTTTACGGCTTCTGCTACTAATTCTAACGGTACTACTAATGCTAGTACGGTAACTTTAACATATGACTTTGTAGAGTGATTAATATGGCAATAAGACAGCGTGTAATAATACCGGAAGGTACTTCGGGAGACTTTGCGATTAGACATTTTAACGGTCAAACTACTGATTATAATTGGGAAAGATATTTGATGATGAAAAATGAAACAGCAGAAGAATATACTGTATTAACCAAAGAAAGTTGTCCGTGGCCTATAATGCAAGATTCTTATGCTGAATATAGAGAACATCAACAACTTTGGGATAATGCAACAGGAGATGTATTGATAGGTGGATTAGGTATAGGATTAGTGCATCAAACATTAATGGATAACCCCGATGTAACATCTGTAACTATAATAGAAAACAGTCAAGATGTAATAGATTTAGTTTGGGAACATTGTGCTAAAGATGAAACCTTTACTTTAATTACAGCAGATATAGAAACGTGGGAAATACCCGAAGATAGTCATTGGGATTATGGTTGGTTTGATACTTGGTTAGTAGATAATCCAATGAACATGAGACAATACAAAGACTTAATGTATGAAAAATATGGAGATTACGTTACAACAATGGGTAATTGGGAATCTATACCCCAACCTCAATAATTAATCCCAATCTTCAAATGATTCTGCCATAAACGCTTGCCACATTTTACAAGCACCATTGTGGTGTTTTCTATTTTTCATTGTAACCCCCCTTTTTTCGCTACCCAAAACCAAAAGTCATTAGAAACAGACCAAAACCATTTATCTAGTCTACTTATATTCTCACCTCGTTTTTCAAAGTGTAGACTAAATGGCTTATTTGCATGGTAACAATCATAAAGAATATTTTGATTTGAAACATAGCAGTTTCTATTTTTATTGGTTGTGATGTAATGCTTTCTAGCATCACCACATCCAACATGGTGCAATAAGTAAAGCGCCTCTATATTGATGTTCCTACTTAAAGACAGAATCTTGCCAAAAATGACCACATTCTTTACACTTCCACAGTTGGATTCTTTTAGCCTCTTCGTTATGAAAACGAGCAGACAAGCGGTGAGGGATATGCTTGTGTTTACAGTTACGACACTCTACAATTAGCCTATCCATCAACCGACCCATCTTAAGCGCCTTTCTTTGCTATCATATCGTCAATCTTTAGGATTGCAGTAGTAACTTCGGTTGCGCTCAATACCGCCTGTCTGACTAAACTCATAGGTTCAAACACTCCTAATTCAAACATAGAGGTAATACCACCATTTTCCAAATCAGGGCCGTAGTCAAGCGCATCGTCTTGGTTTTTGTGTCGTAACGCAAGTATACAATCGAGAGGGTCGTGCCCTCCATTTTCTGCAATAGTGGCTGGTATTATTTCTAAAGAGTCTGCAAACGCTTCGATTGCCATTTGACTTCTACCCTGAGCAGACGCTGCTTCTGAACGTAAATATGATGCCATACTAGCGAAAGCACTACCGCCACCATACACTATATCATCTCCATTTAAGACAAGGGAGACAACGCCTAGCGCATCGTCAAATCCTCTTTCTATCTCATCTAAAGTGGTTGTAGTAGCCCCTCTAAGAACTAGCGTAGATTGGTCTGAATTAATCATCCCCTCTACGAACAAATAGTTCACATCGTAATGTCTTTGCCTACTCACTTTACCCATAGCACCGCACTCAATATCAGAAGGTGATTGGGCTATCGGTATGCCTAGTGTTGATGAGAGTGCTCTCATAGTACTCTCAGGTAATCTTCTGACTACCGTAACGTTATGTTTGTGTAGATAAGTACACACGTGGTCGAGAGCGCCATCTCTTACAAAAACCATTCCACCTTCTTCGGGCATTTGCTCTAAAATTAATTTTGCTTGCTCAAGTAAATCATCGTTTGCTGACGATTTGAACTGTGTGTATCCCTGCATGTCTAACTGTACTTGTATATTCTCATCTGTTTTCTGTGGCTCTAAGCCGCTATTCAACAGAATTATATTATGTTCACCATCTATCTCTTTTTCAATAGTCAAGTCTTTATTCACTATTGCACCATTGAATAAATATGAGTCTCTTAGTCCACCGCCGGGTAAACTCAACACACGTACTTTTTCTGCATTACCCGCTTTCTTTACCGCTTGTACACATAGTGACGCTACATCATCAATTGCAGCATCTAGTGTTTTACCAGTCATAGCGGTTTTTGCGACTTGGATAAGGAACTCATCTTCCGTAGAAGGATGCCTAGTAAACTTTAGCGAACTTAAGCGGTCTATCGCCATATTCGCTGCCTCAGTATAACCTTTACAGACTATATTAGGGTGCAGCCCTTTATTCATCAAGCCTTCACTGTTAGACAATAATTCACCAGCAAGTACGACAGCAGTTGTTGTCCCATCGTAACATAGACTCTCTTGTGTTTGAGCACACTCGATTACCATTTTACCAGCAGGGTGTGCGACATCTAATTCTCTCAGTATAGTAGCCCCATCATTGGTTACTATGGTGTTTCCACCACCATCAACCATTAACTTATCACGGCCTAGTGGACCTAATGTGGTCTTCACTGTTCTCACTATCGTCTTCACTGCATCTATGTTATTCCTCAATGTTGTCTCGCTATCTCGCTCACTCATTCTTCTCCCTCCTTCTCTCTAAGATGTTCATGTAATAGCATTTCATTGTATCTAGCCATACCTCTTTCAAACTCTTGTAATTCATCTCTCATTCTTCTTCCTCCGTTACCTTACGCGCGAAAGGATACTGTACTTGCTTCGATAATTTATTTGCTACTCTTTGTATATCTGCTAAGTTGTTACCTCTTTGCAACATACCAAAGAGTATATCTAACGCTTTTTTCAATTTCCATATCTCTTCTTCCGTCGTGTCATCCACTTTCAATTCACCTTCTCTTGGGTTATATTCTACCATTCTACTTCTACCTCCATTATGTCACCAGTCTCAAAAGACCTCGACTTTAACATACCGTTCTTTTTACCGTATTGGTATATGTCATACGTTAACTGCGCATCTTTTACGCAATAGTCACACACTTCCGTGTATTTACCTGCTCTCCACCCTTTGGGCGCATCTTCGCTTTTCATACTCTTACTCTTACCTAGCGTATGAGAAACTAAAGACTGTAAGTTTGATTCTAATTTACCATAAGGTAATGATGCTTTCTGAAAAAGAAGTTTGGTATCGATTACATTATCGGCCTTTTGCATTACATCTCCGATTGCATAACAATCCAAAGATTGCTTTAGTACAGGGAAGTCAAAACCTATTATGTTGTGACCTAGTATCTTACCGCCTTTCTGTACATGTGCTGTAATGTGGTTTCCAAGTTCACGCGGGTGTAACTTGTGTGTGGTCGCCCCGTCTAACATAACATCTTCTTTAGTGAATATATGTGCATCTTTACCATCCCATGTAGCGACTACTGATACATCAAACAACGCCTTGTTATCCCAACCGCCTATTTCCCATGAGTAATTACTCGTTTCTATATCTAATGCCATTATGTCGCTCATTTCACACCACACGTCCCGAAATCACCACATGAACATTTCCACGTGCCTCTGTTTAGATTGGCTGACGCATATCCCTTACATGAAGGGCATGGTATCTTTACATTCGATTTCAGCATTATTCATCACCTTCCACACCTACCGTACCCGCTTCTACATCACAGTCTATGTGTCCATCATCTATCGCTTGCCATTCCAATTCTTTTTCGTGAAACTTCAATAATACATCCCACGCCGCGTCAGTCCTTTCATGTTCCCAATTAATTCGCTCTAGTTTCCAATGTGGTATACCGTCTTCTACATAGATAGCCCCCTCTAATGTGCCCCTTAGATGAGCGATTAGTTCCATCAATTGTAATTCACTCAAACCTGAGTGTTTTAACGGTATACCTGATGACCCGCTTCCTTCTCTTTCACATTTCCAACTTACATCTATTCTTCTATCTGACATTCTTCTTCATCTCCTTCATAGTATAATTCAGCGCACCCTATACACGCTTCGCAATCGTATTCTCCTTGCGCATTCTGATAAAACACAAATCCCACACCTCTGCAATCCTCACATAACGATAATTCATTTTTTCTTTCCATCGACATTTTCGACACCCTCCTTGAGTCTTAAGTAAGCAATAGTACCATCTTTTGTGTTCTCATACATCTTAGCCGCCCATTTACCATAATGAGCATAAGCAGTACCTCTAGTCACACCTGTTTGATTCATGTAGACTTTCACCAATTCTTGTTTCTTAATCCACTTGTTGCCCTTGTTACCCAATTCAAATGTCTCGCAAGCCTGAGTAGAAACAATCCATCTGTTTCTTTGCGTTACCCTTTCAGCAATCTTAGGTCCAATCTCAACCTCTCCTTCTAACCATGAGATTAAGTTACGGAATAAATCGAATAATATCTCTGTTGCCATAGATACGTGTTCCCCGTTTATCTCCCATTTTTCATCAAGCATAGCAAGATGTGCCGAGAATATCAGAGTATAGTTCTCCATGGCAGGTATGAATGAGGCTACTACGTCACTGATGCCCGGTCCTAGCCCGTTCATAAGTTCATAATACTCGTCAATAGATTGAGCAAAGGCTGAATAGAATGTATTATCGTCTGCCGTAAATATAGATGTCATGCTATCCTGTAATAGTGTTTCTTGCTCTTCTCTATCCATGGCATCCCACTCTACAAAAGATGTCTCAGTAACTTCTAATACCTTATTTCTCATCCTCTTTTCCAAGTCCTTGAAATAATTGACTATATCCTCGTATGTAATTTTCATTTTAGGTTTCACTTTCAATGCAGATTCTGAACGCACTAAACTCACGTTCTTCCTTCTATTCATATCCCAGTGTGACCAGTACAGAAGTACTCTTTGAAAGATACCTTTCGTCAGCACATACTCTTTCACACCAGCAGGTGGATAAGTTGTAATCCATAGAGAAACAAGTGATTCAATTTCTGCTCTACCGCCTCTCTGTTGTAGAACTAACTTGTTGTTATTGCTTCCCACTGGATTGCACGCCGATTGCAAATACAATACGGTTTGCTGACTGTGGGTGCTTGGGTTCAGTATGATAGAGCCTTCATCGAAATTAAGCGCCTTACGCCCCGATAGTAGCCCTTCCTTGTGTATGTAGTTCTCTTGTCCGTTATCGTCTTTCTCTACGTGAAAAGAACCTAGTAGACCAGCATCTGTACCTGAGGTGTACATATCAGATGGAACTCCTATATCCTCTAGTATATCTCCTACAAACTCCCACGCTATGCTCTTCCCCGTTCTGCTCGACTGTATCCAAAAAGAATGTACTCTAGGGTCTAGGTGACTTGCACCCCACGGTAATCTCACATAAGGTACTGCCAACTGACCCTGTATGAAGAAAAACGATAACATCGCTGGGATGTCGTTATCTATCGATACATTACCAAAATGTTTGATATACCCATCAAAAATCTTGTATTTCTTTACTGCTTCATATTCTATTGCTTGTTTCATGTTCTCCTTCTCTCCTTTCCATACCCTTCCGAATATTCCTATTGTCCGTCTATACTAGAGTACATAATTGTAACTATGTATAGATAATACATCGGAATATCTGACTATTCAATCTCGGTTTATATAGTCAATCAGCGAAACACCGTCCTTTCCACATGAACGGGTTGTTCGCTAGTGAGTACTTCTGCAATCTTCCTCGCAGTTTTCGTACCCAAACCTTTCACTTTCTTTAGGGAATCTTCATACATCATCTCTTCTATACAGCCGCAAGTTTTCAATAACCTGTCTGCCATTATACTACCCACACCGGGTATTGTGAGTAGCACATCTTTACGCACATCATTAGTGCTTACTCTACGAATTGCTTGAGCGCCATGTGCTGACGCTGGTTTGTGTAGTTTATTGTGTAGTTTAACGACAAATAGAGCCGCTTCGCTTACGTTAGGGGTGAATATCACCTGACAGTCGAAATCAGCCATTATACGGGCTAATAAACCTAAGAACTTATTCTGCGTTTTGCTGTATGATGTCTTTGCCATTTTCACGTATTGTGATATACTACCATGTACAAGCAAAAAGAAACGCTCATAGTTCGCATCCATATTGTCTAATTGTTTCCATAGATGGCCGCTATCGCACGATTGTAAGAAATCGCTGACAGACTTGGCTTCGACACACGCAGCACCTAACAAATAATCGCCTACTATTAGCGGCTTTCTTTCAATTCTCAAGCCTACTTTTTCAGCCTTACGAATAATAGATTCGCAGAGTTTTCCTCTTTCATTACTATCTATAATTAAATCAACCATCAATTATATCCTCCTTTTTTATGAACTCTACAATAATCACTACCATTCAATTTTCTAGCCCTACACCTTTCTTTCTTTACCGTTGTACCATGACATCTATGTTCATCACTAGGTTTACTAAAACAACGTTGACAAAAATGCGTTATGCTTTTTCCTCTTGAAGTGTAATTTCTAGTACCTAACTTAGCGCCACATTGCAAGCAATTGAATATATGTTTCACGTTAATCCTTCTCCTGTTCCATCGTAGAATCTACACTTACCTGTGCAGAAGCCCTCTTCCATCAAAGTGCTACATTTGGCGTGGGGGTATCCTTTGTAAACTATACTCTCCGTTTGCATTCTCGTAGTATCTTCATTATAATCAGCCCAGCCTTGCTCAGAACAAATCTCAATTATCTGTTCAACATGGCTATCTAGTTCTTTTTCCTCCACTCTATCGATTGGAAAGAACCACCTTAGTCTATGGGCTAGATACGAGGCTAGATGATACCTAGCCCTGTGGATAGGGTTACCTTCGCCTAAAGCCGCTTGTGCTAGACAAGGTAGTACCTGTATCTTACCTAATGAGATAGTGGGTAAATCACCCACTTTCTTTTTATTTACAGCGAATACGCCCGTCTTTTTCTCAGGTAGTGTAAGTTTAATCGGTTTTTCTCCTAGAATTATATACCCACCTCTAGGCTCTTGTGCTAAATCTAATAAATCTTCATGTTCAAGAGTCAATACTTCTTCTGAGGTAAGAGGTGTAGACCAACATCCACGTTTCATATTGTATGAATTGGGTATCCTTATCATACCCGCTAAATCAAACGCCACTGTCGGGTCGTTACAAGAGAGGTCTAACGCATCGTGCCAATTCATCATAAGCATCTTACCTGCACTTTTCAATCTAGTAACTTCTAATCCATCAGTAGGGAGGAATGCCTCTTCAAAAGGAATCCAAATATGGAATCCTCCGCCTGAGAAATAAATAAAATGATGATAGTCGTTATCTAATAAATGCTGATGTAGTCTCTTTACCTGCTCATGCATGAAAGAAAACTCTACGCTCTTACCTTTCTGTTTGAAGTCTTTACAGTCGAAGTCCATGACAAAGTGTCTAACTATGGCCGTGTTGTATTCCGCTCTATGGTGTCTAGGTGCTTGAGTTCGTCTGTACCCGTAAGCGGTAAAGTAAGCGTTTCCGCTTCCATTTTTACCTTTCCAGTATCTTTCTAATTCTTCCCAGTTCCTTACGAGGTAACGCCCGCCATGACCCCCATGAGCGCTTAATTCCAAGACTTCCCTTGGAAAGTCGAGTGGTATGAATGGCACACAATCACCAGTATTTATCTAGACCTTGACTCTCAATTTTATTGCGTATCGTAGCATATATCATATTAGCAACTATTTCGATATCCGTATGGTTATCATATAGTAAAGTCCTGTATATTTGCTTATCTAACGTCACTATTATTACGGGAAAAGAGGTTACCCCATCTTCTTCTGTAAATGCTCGTAACGTCATCTGTTCACCTATATCAACTCTGTATAAATTATCTTTTATCATACCGTCTACTACGGTTAGTTCAGTTTCAGGTCTATCAATCAATTTGGTTAATTCCGTTTTGATTGCTCTTCTTATTGCTGTTATTTCATCACTCTCTCTGTATACTTTCATTCTATGTCCTCCATGTCTATTTCTGTTTGACTGTCTAAGTTGTTGCCCCACGCAGGGCATAATTCCATGAAACTACAAAATTGGCAACTAGAAACTACATCTCCTTTCCAATCTGTATAGTTAAATGGTTCAGGCTCAAATGAGTCTGTTATGTGCGCTTTTACTAATTTCTTTAGTTTGTTTTGTACTGTTCTAGGCGCATACCTAGTTATTTTTGAGCCAACCTCTTCTATTTCCCAGTTGGCTTTATCTCCACCGTTAGCCCATCCTCTAGGGAACTCCCAAGCCCAATGCGTTACTGGCAACCAATCTGAGAACTCTCCTTCATCTAGCATCAGCCTGTAAAATTGCATTTCTTCTCGCATCTTCTTTGCGGTCTTTTTCTGCTTCCATTTACCAGTTTTTAATTCCATCAATACAAAGCCTCCTTCACCATCAGAGAAGATAGTATCAATGAATCCACGTAGATGTACTGGGTATTCTTCACCGTCTACTTCTACATGAATTAGAGCATGTGCAGATACCTCGTTACCTTTGGCTGCCCAGTTAACACCTCTAGTTACAAGAAACCTATCCCATTGCCAATCGAACCATTGCTGTATAATTTCTTCTTCTCCTAACAAATACGGTTTAGGGGGTTTAGGAATTACACTGTACATCAAGTCTTTGGCTAACAATTCTTTACCGTCGTCGATAAGACTCAAGGTTTCATCTATCTTGTCAGGCGCATAGTCCCAAAAGTATTCTACAATATTGTGTACGTTAGTACCCCTTACCATGTCTTCTGTTTCTGCCTCAGACAAACGATAGATGTATTTCATTTTGTAAGAATAGCCACACCAACCGTGTGCATTAAGAGATGATTTACTAACTCTCAAATGTTTATCCATGTCCGGTTGCCACGCATACAGACTATTGTTGTAAGACTCTAACAACTCAGGAGTATGAGCCTCAGCGCCTCTATCACCTAGACTCTCCTTGTTAGGATTGAACTTCATAAACTCACTCATTCAGAACACCCCTCGCATTTTAACGCTGAAAGTGCTCTTTGACAGATAGGACAAGTAGGTACACCTTTTACCATGTAGATACCCTTCTCACCTTGCCATCCACAAAAGCATTTTACTATCTGAAACCTAGTCATCTACTCTTCCTCCAGCATTATCAATTTCTGCAAATAAACCGCTAGGTCTAACGCTTCTTCTTGAGCATGAATTAACCATTCTTTACGGGTTAAATCGCTTCTTTCCATCGTAGTGTTATATTTACGGTGACCCAATTCTGCTCTTGCAGTTATTTTTTCTATCACTATATCTTCTATCTTACTCATACAATCACCAATGTTTCTTCGGCCTTTTAGCCCCGACAGCCGCATCTAAATCCCAATCTAGTACGCTGTAAATATTCTTAATTTTCCTTGTAATGAACTTATCGACACACGTATTGTAGTCGATAACGAAATCATCAATCTCATCTACTGACCTAAAGCCTACTACGTTAGTATGTACCATACCATCAGGGGATGCTTTCGTGTAGACCCATTGTAGGCTATCTCCTACCTTAAAAGGCTCTCTAGGGTTGATATGTTCATTATAGTAGTAAGCACCTCTTACTGGCATAGGAGGCACGCGCGCATACTTTTCTTTACCTATACGACCATATGGTGCAAGTTCTTCCGCGCCTTTCTCGCCCTTAATCACAGACAGAGCAATTGGTCTGATGAAACTTGTAACCTCATCTTCCTCAGCCCCAGTGCCTATCATATTGAAGATTCGTCCTTGTATCTGTTTGGTGATAGGAGATACGCTAGATGCCTTGTATGAGAAGCCAGTAACTTTCAGTTGCCCCTTCTTCTCAGGAGGCCACACAAAGATACCGAAGTTTTGATTCTTCACATCGGCAGTCAACCAGTAATCAAAATACGCCTCTAGTTCAATTTCCATAGAAGGTAAATCAAATCTTTCTCGTATTATCTTATTCAAATCATTTACATGGTTCTCTATTTCATCGAATGGTATCTGTATGTAGCCTGAATCTGTGTGTCCAGCAAGCGCTCTGTATCCCGCTTTCTCGCTTTCTAAGAGTAAAGTATTGATACATTGTCTACCGTAATATGTAATCGTAGCACCTATGTCGGGGTCTATCCACCCACCGCCGACAGCCTTCTGAGATACATACCCATACACGGCATTTGTAGCCACTTTAACAGCCGTCTGCATCATGTTGTATTGTAGTCGCTCTTCGTCAGTTTTTGCTGCTTTCAACAGAGCCTTATATTCTGCACGGAGTTCTAACATACTAGAGATAATAGTTGGTATTACACCCTTCTCATTAGACCAGTAAGTACCATTAGGAACGCTACGTATACCATCGCCACCGTGCCTCATTTTAGTAGTGACGCAGAGATTTGCGTCTACTATCAGTATAGGATACATAGCCTTGAAATCAATACAAGCAACACCTCTATGTCTACCTCCAACAGTGTCGGGTACGTTAGCAGCAGCATACTCTTCTCTTTGCCTGTTGTATGTTGTTAAAGCCTTCAAATCAGTTTCACGTGAAATTAATCCTCTGATATAATTGGATACATTACACGTACTTCTAAAAGATACACCACAGTGTTTCTGCATAGCGAGATGATAGGGTATAGCCTTCACCTTCTCAGTACATTTCCTAAGAAGTGTAGTGTCACGCACACAGTAATCGACAAACTCATCAAAGTTATCTATCCACCACGTGAATACATCCGCATCCATCTTAGCACCCTCTTCACCAAACTCTTTGTCTAACTCTAAATCTTCTGCAATAGTAGCCAACTTCTTATTCCTAAATTGGCCGTTGCCGCTTTTCTGCCACATAGCCTCAAGACCGCTACCTTTCTCCCAAGACAGTGCAGTATCGTAACATAGTCTACCGAGTATAGGTTGACTGTTCTCTCTGTATCCATTTTTCTTATGGGGTCTTATCACTTGTCTAACAGGACTAAGCCTCTCAGATTCATTACCCAATCTTCTAACCAACTGAGGTAAATCAGCCCATAGTATCGAGTGAGCCACAAGCATGTCGGGGTCACACTCTTCTAAATGTTCTAAGAAAGCCTCATGCATAGCACCTTCATCTTTACACATATACAACATATAACCGCTTTCTCTATCGATAAAATCAATGGTCGGTGTTTCAATCTTAGGATTGTTTCTCACATACTTCACATATGCATCTCCTACTAACGCAGACCCATCACTCTTCCAAGCAAATACTACCGGATATTCTGCGTGTGTATCATCAATAGCAATCATTGTAGTAGCGCCCTCATTAGGGCATCCTTCCGGTTGCCATTCCATATCGAAATACCATATTCTAGGTTGAAAGTCAGGTATGTCCTTTGCCTTAGGATACATATGTTTGATTAACATATCATTGTAATTGATATCGGCTTCATAAGTTCGTATTTCATTCCTAATATCATATAGATGCGCTGGATTAGGAACATCGAATCTCATTAGAGGAACACCGTCTAAACCAGTAGCAGTGATATCGTACCTAACTCTAGTGCCCGGATACCTAGCCACTACTCTACTTATTCTCCTAGCATGTGTATTAGCAGCAATCCAACAGTGACATGGCACATATGTGCTAAAATCAATATCTGCATCGTTAGGGTCTATGGTTAACTCGACTAACTCTCCGTCAGCCCCTCTATGCCTCATGTAAACGTGAGGGTATCCTACACCCTCCCATTCATCTTCGGGATAGTAATAATCAATTATCATTCATCTCATTCCTGTTGGTCTATAATTATCAATAAGCGCTTTACCATATTATCAGATTGTCTTACCACTAAACCCACAGAATCACCAAAGTGTATCCTTGATACCATCTTAGGATTAACTAAACCTAAACATGGAAGAAGCCAAGGGCCGAAATTAGAAGCCACCGTATGCTTTGGCCCTTCTGCCTCTCTCAGTTCACTTGTAGCAAATAATTTGACATCGTGGGCTTTACCCACAGATATTGTAAGTTCAGACGAATCTGCATCAGCAGTCAATTTGTAGTCAGAATCCTTGTTAACTATCGATTTCAATGTCGCTAACTTGAGTATGTCTGTCATCTGAGTTTTACCTTTTAATGTGTAAGTGTCTTGTCCGAAGGATGCCCATTCAGCCTTCTCCGCCTTCGCTACTAACTTCTCAAACGTGGGTACTAATTGACTACTCTTCATATCGGTTACAGGTATATTCATTTTCATCTTACCGCTTGTAATGTAGAGAGTCTTACCACCTTTAATTTGTTTAATCGTAACAGGTCCAGCGCACTTGCTAATAAAAGCACAAGTTTTACCCAAGTCTGATATATTCAGCGTACCTTCTTTAGCAGGTGCATCGGGGTAGTGGTAGTACACTTTCAAGAAATGTGTTTGGTAAGCAGCACTATATCCTAAACAAGTAGGATTGACCATGATGTTTACATTCAAATCATTCATGTTGCTATCAAATTGACCTAAATGGCTTAACCATTCTTTCTTGTCAAGTGTCATCTGAGCCATTCACTCACTTCCTTCCCTAATCAGTTTTCTGTATATTTGTACGGCAGTTTCCACGCCTACTATTTTTACTACTTCGGCGTAGAGTTTTTTGTCTATTCGGTGTCTCTCGTTTATGACTCGGCGGGTGATGTTATTCCACAAAGCACCACATTCAATACAACTAATAACTGTTGATTTGTGTTCTTCTATATCTGAATCTTCAACAAGATGTTCTTCAACCATTTCCGAAGCACAATTGAAACAATTATCCATGCCCTCATCAATGTTATTCTCAACATACAGATATTCCATTGATTCACAGCCTTTGTAATTCAGGTAAACCTAACCATGAAGGTTGTTTGCCCTGCTCAGTTATCAGTATAGTGCTACGCTGTCCTTGTAGTGTCGCATCAGTCTTAGATTTCTCAAAGGTAGCAGTAAACTCAGAACGTGTAACCTCACCATCATCATCGTAGGAATCTCTACGTCTGCAATGTATAATTTGGTACATGTAACCTGCTGTTGTTTTCTCCCATGCAGGTTGTCCTTCTTTAGCAGTAATCTCACCTTGCTTGTTGTAGACATCTTTCAAGTGTGTTTCCCAAAAGACATTCACCCCTCTCTTTACAAGTGCACGTGATAAAGCAGTAAGTTGATGGAATCTTGTAGTACGAATAGACCAGTCCCATTGTGACTGCACTCTCTTGTTCTCTCCTTGACCTCTGTTATCAGCCGCTTCGATACCGTCTTTGGATAATCCCAAATCCTGTATCCTCATACAGTTGGTCGCTACCGAATCCCACAAATCTATACCAGTAACTAAGACACCCCACAAATCTTCATGTGAATCTAATGCGAACTGCATTATCTTAACTGTCCTATCATGTGTTGCTGGATAGTCATAGGCTGTCCTATCGTTCTTGTTCATCACCCACGGCTCCCAGCACTTGATGTTGTCATTGTTGGCATAAAACGCAGACTTAGTAGCAGAGCCACCGTTGTCAAAGTCAATTACCCAAAATTGCTTAGGTTTATCGCTCATTTATTCACCTCTGTAAACTCTACTAAGTTAGTCTGTCTGCCTGTGTCAAACGAATCGCAGTACCTCTGATAGAAGTCAAATATTATAGCACTTTTACCTGTATTTTCTTGACCGACTAAAGCCATGAAAATATGTGTCTTAGGTCTGTTAGCATTTACGTCTGCTAATTCCGTTCTCAAGTCTGCAAAAGGGTCAGCAGGTTCTTCGCTTGCCTTTTGTTGCACTTTCTTACTCTCTCCAAAACCTGCCATCTTAATTCTGCTCCTCTTCTGCTGCCTGTGTTTCTGCTTGGTTAGTTCTGTTTACTTCTGCTACATCACTACGTAGTTTGTTTAACGATGCATTCACTTCATTAGCAAACGCTTCTAGCAATCTAATGCTAACCAGTCTGTCACCTGCAACTTTCTGTATCTGCATAGCCTCTGTGTAAAGCGTGTTGTATTGCTCTACTAGGCTCGCATTGTTTGATACGGCTGTCTCCAATTCTTCTTCCAATTCTTTCTTCGTTCTTTTCTTATCTGCCACTTTCTCACCTCACTCAAATTGTGAAGAATCGGTGTCCCCACCACCGACTCTTCTAATTGCTCTTGATGGATTCGTATATACACCAAACACTGCTAGTTGTGGCATACTCTGTCCGTCTTGTACTTTCATCTTTAGTCTACCATAGACTAGTACAGAACTCTTCTCTCCATAGCCCCATAGTTCATCGTCTATGTCTCTAAAGTGGAATGGGCTTGCAATATCGTTGCATGAACCACTAACCCAACAAGGGATTTCACTCATTCTACCTTTACCGTGTTGATTTTGTAGATTCAAGGAAGATACAGATAGGCTAAAGTTACGTCCTGTCTCATCCCAATCGCTAGGTTTACCTTCGGTAGACATTCTCATTACACTACCTCTTACAATTACATCAGGCCCAACCGTACCATCGTTACCATCTCTACCAGTAAAGTGTCTTTTACCAGCGTTGTATGCATCTTCTAGTTCTGTTAGGTTTACGTATGCATCTCCCATGTAGTCATCGTTAGTCCACATCTTGAAAGGTTGTAGATGATGTCTGATGTGCTCAGGACACCATTCATCGGTGTATTGCATAGTTTCGCTAAAGTTGTAATTGGTGCTTAGAACGTCTTGGAATGCTTCACTTTTAGTATTAGGTAGTCTAACTTGGATAGATACAGGAGAACCTACGTCTATCTTCATGTTTCTGTTTTCGTTAGTCAAATCTACTCTCCAAAATTGTAAGTCACCATCTAAGAACTTCTTTGGCTCATTACCGAAGAATCTGTAATACCTACCCATTCTTTCGTATGGATATGGTCTACCTGCTTTGCTAAGTAGGCAAATCCAATCGTCACCTTGTTTGAATCCCATAGTAGGGTCTGCGTTTGCTGGGTCTGTGGTTACTAGAGCGCCGTTAGCGGTGTTAATAGCCCACACGCCATCTTCTTCATAGTAGTGTCCTACAACACCGTCTGACATAGCCGCATTAGGGTCTTCTTGCCATTTCTGTCTAGCATTTCTTACAGACCAACCGTTTCTATCTGCTGATTTCTCTTCTACACCCATCCAGTGTCCTACGAAAGTAACTGTGTCTCCACCGCCACCGCTTATGTTGCTACTTCTATCTTCGATGTACATTCCTTCTGCCCAATCTACCAATAAATCTGCATCTTCGGCAGTCCAATCGGTGCAGTTCCATGTGTCAGCGATATGTTTGATGTATGCTTCGATAACTTTCTCCACACTTTCACCAGTTCTTTCCGCTTGCATCTTGAAACGCAGCATTACCTCTTCAGGCCATTCGTCTTTCTTTTCTTCCCGTTGTTTGAACGGGTTATTCTCATTTGCATTATTCATTTTTGTTACCTCTATTTACTTGTTTTCTCATTTTTGATACCATCCAGTCAAGGAAGGAATAGTCGTCGCCGGGCCATGTGTATCTATGTGTCATAGTATCACCATATACCGCCATTATGTCCCATATCATATCCAATGTATCCTCATCTTCAAAGTGGGAATATATGTCTCCGTAGAAACCATTGAGTACGGCTGGGAGTGTTCTGCCGGATTTGATTTGTGCATGAAGGTTTCGCCTTAGGTTATACCATTCATTGTTAATTGCGTATGCTACCGAATCTTCTGCGCCGGATGATACAAGTTGGTCTATACGTATACCGATTCTTACAGAATTGAAATCATCATTATGTCCCATATCATATCCTTGTGTGTTCATGGATTTCATAAACATGATAGTCGCTCTCATATCTCCGTTCATATGTTTTACAAGTCTTTTTAACTCATCCATCATATCCGTATAAACTTCGGTTGGATTTATCAATTGGTGCGCGACGCATCTATCATAAATCCAAGACGCGCCTACTGTTTCATCTACTGGTGAGAAAGCGTATGCATTACACCTTGAACGTATAGCAGGTCGTATCTTCTCAATCTCATTACACGTGAGTATAACCATTGCATTGTGAGCATACTTCTCTATCAACTGGCGCATAGCATCTTGTGCTGCTGTGGTAAGCCCGTCTGCTTCATCTAGTAGGATTATCTTTCTTTTTACACCTATACCTTTTGTTCTCATAGCGGTTTTGAATGAACCTCTAATGAAATCAATACCTCTATCATCACTTGCATTGGATTCAATGAAGTTCATGCTGTTGAAGTTGTCGCCTAGAAACTGTCTTGCTATACAGTGAGCAGCACTAGTCTTACCTGTGCCCGGTGGACCGTAGAACAATAATGCCTGTGGTAATGCTGATTGACCAGTTTCATACTCTTGCCTGTACCAAGATTGAACATCTTGCTTGAGAGCATCTAAACCTGCCATTTCACTGATTACTGAGTAATCGAAAATACTTGGAGTTTTCATCATCCTGTTTATTCAATCTCGGTTTATATAGTCAACCAATTTCATCGTATGAGAGCATATCTAATTCTGTATCGTGTGCTTCTACCCAAACAAGAAAATCATCCCATGTCTTTGGAACAGGATTGTCAACAACCCAAGATAACATGTGCCAGCCAGCACCATCGGATAAAGCAGAGCGTATCCCATACATGTTCTCTAACTTATCTAATAAGACCAACCACTTGAAAATGTCACTCTTGCTATGGTATTTTTCTTTTAACTCCATACCAAAGGGACTCAGAAACTTGCTCACACAAGTCTGCTGGATGTAAGTACCACTAGTAAACAGAGAGCGCCAACTTATTTGTTTCTTTACTCTCATACCTAATTTGGAATCACTTCTATTCTCTACCCAAGTTTTCATCCGTAGTTCGGTCAGTATGATACCTAAACCCATCCACTCTTCTCTTCTATCCACTTCACTATTCATTTTCCACACCTACTAAATCGACGTACTGAGCCACATCAGATATGCCCATTTCATTATCTATTTCTACAAACGAAGGTTTACTCAAAGTGCCCGACCTTCTATCAACAAACGGCGATGACACACGTATTACTATACAAACATCATCGGGTATTACCTTCCACCTGTTTACTTCTTCCGTATTAGCACCAAGTATTCTTTCAATATCGAATGCGATAGAACTTTTTTCCGACTCTATATAAACTGCGCAAAATCCTACATCCAAAAACTCGTCTACCCCATCGATTGCCTGTAATTTTATTTCCATGACATCACCGTGTTTGTATGCTGCTAATCTTAAATTATGAATGTGAGATTGCTTCACTAAGACATAGCCCCCATATTCAGTAGGAGAGAATCCCCCAGTGTTAGGAAATCGTACCGTGTTCTCATGTTTAATTATTGAATCCCAAGAAGGTGTAGGTAGAGGCCAAGCAATTTCCTCATCATGCGATTCAGAATATTTAAGCAACCTTTCTTTTAATGATAATTTAGGATGCTTAGGGTATGCTACATCGGTGATTACATCACCTGCTTTCTCTATGATAACATCTTCTTCCTCGTTGTATTCAACGCTCACTACCCCGTTATTAGGTATAGATTGGTATACCTCTATATCCACAGATTTGTATTTACTCCACGGAATCCATCTACGCTTTCTTAATGCAGCAGTGGGTTTCTGATACCATAACTTAGGGTCGTATAATAAATTAACATCATTGTACACTGCATGAATTATTTCTTTATCGGTAAGGAAACCCCTACTAGATGATATGATGTCAGGAGATATACTAGTGTTCAATCTTCTTAAAAATCTGAGGGGGGAAATAGGTTGTTGCTCACCTATTACAGATGACCAAAATAATCTAGCGTCTATTTCATTCATCTGTTTACTTAAATCTAAAAACGAATACTCGCCTTCAATAACAGCATTTCTTATTTTCAACATATCTTCTATGCTCCAATCACAAGGATTCGATGCACTGCTCTCTGATGCGAGTAAGGTCGATACTCTTTTGTCAAGTAATTCTAAAACAATTTCATACGGTACTTCTAATTCGTTAGCCACTTTAGAAAGGACTTTTCTTTCAGTCAAGGTTTCATTAGAAAACAGAATCTCGTATGCATAAAGCGCAGTCGATTCTTCATTGAAGTCTAAAGAAGATAGACTCCTATCTCCTAAGCGACTTCTTTCCCAAGCATTCGCCAAATCTGTAAATAACATTAAACCAGTAGATGCTTGTGAGTAGCGAGCCACTTATTTGGCTTTGGTTTCGTACCCGTTCCTAACATATCCAATGTTATACTTTCCACTTTCTTTACAGTGATACCGCTTTTGTATTCCTTAGCATACAAGTAAAGACAGTCGATTATTAGATTCTTATTACTTCTTTGATTAGACCAATTTGAATCTAATCTTATTTGCGTATACGATAGAATCGCTTTGTTAATCTGTAACGGCTTCATACCGAATGCTATACCTAAAGCATAGATGTCTTTTTCTCTCATGCTTATCTCTCATCGTGATAGAAGAAGTAAATCTCGCTCCATATATTAGAGTAAGCAGTGCCTAGTTTATCGTCTTTTACTGATGCCTTAAAATTAGGATAATTAATTTTCATCAACCTATTAGATACTACGTTAGCCACGTGTTCTCTCTCTATGTAAGCCCGATAAGGATAGTCTGCTGTCTCATCCTTAAACAGTTCACACTTAGGAAATACGTTTAGTAAGTGCTGCTTTGACCTAGCCCTCACTAACAGCGTTTCCTCATCATTTCTATTCTCTACTATGCTCAACCATGCGTCGTTAAATGCTATCCACATCTTCAATCCCTTTCCATTCTCTTCATTCAATCTCGGTTTATATAGTCAAAGTTACTTTATGCAACTCGTCTTGCTATATCGCCTATTCTTTGTTGTAATACGTTTCTTGTCTGACTGTTTCTAAGCGACGATAGAGCAGCCTCCATCGCATCACTACCGCCGTATTTATCGTAAGACTGTCCTAGTTCTTGTTGAGTTAGGTTACCATAGATACTAGGCATGTGTTGTTGAAATGATTCTATTTCTCCTACCTCTGAGCCAAAAGCATCTCCTTTAGGTGCACCTTGTGCTCTATACGGTCCAGCCCCTCCTACGTCTACGTAACTGAGAGTGTTATTGGGTCTACGTAATACGTTATCCATTTCCATACCTAGAACATCCCAATTACCTATCAAGGCTTGGGGTACTACATCTTCTCGTAATTGCTTTCTATCATTCATACTGATAGGTCTAGCACCTTCTTCATAATCAGTAAGCATGGTGGGTCTACCTCTTTCTTCTACCATTTGAGCATTAGGAACACCGACACCTAGTTCATTCAGATAACGATTCATGTCATACTCGTTGTTAATGTGGGCCTGAGGGTCACCTCCAGCGAAACCACCTCTTTTCACTACCACTCTTTTACCACTAGGTAAAGTGCGCAATGCAGCACCAGTAGAGCCTCTCAGCCTTACTTCTTCTTTCAAGAAGTTCCACGCATCATGTATTGTCAACTACATCCCTCTTTTTACCAGTAATAGTCCGATTCTTTTGTATACTACCACCCTTGCGGTTTTTATGTAAACTTAGTTTAGTGGTGTAGTAATGTAAATGTTCCGCCATTTTTGAATCTAAGACTGTAAAACTTTCATCTAATTTTTTCATTCGAGTGTTCAATATGGCTAATTGATTCTGAAACTTTGTGTTTTGTTTTTTGAACTCATCGGCTACTACACTCTCGACTAGAAGTCTATGTTCATTGAAATCTTCCTCTAGGTTTTTTGTGGCTATTTTCATAGTCTCTTCGATGGCTACCCCTACTTCTCTCGCTATCTGTCTTTTTGTGCTATCACTAATAGTTTCAAAAATGGATTTTAATTCTTTTACTTCCTCTTCTAGTAAACGTATCCTGTATTCTTCCTTAGTCTCTTTTTCAATAGAAGATTTACTTCTATTGTAGACGTTTCTTTTGTTTAGTTTTTTAGTAAAGTTTGTACTACACTCATCACAATGACTGCGTACTTCTAAATTACTTCTCTTTCTAAAGTTCTTACCACATGTTTTACAGACTACTATATTACTCATGTTTTCACTTCCTCATAGATTCCCATAGTTTAATGGCTTCTTGTTGTTCTTCATTCAGTGTATCGAATAGTTCTTCTGCCGCACTTTTCTTCTCTACTTTAGCAGGTACAGTCTTACAATCAGGACAAGTTTTTCTTAACTTGCCTCTACCTGTTTGCTCAAAGTTCTTGTTACAACCATTACAAACATAGGTTCTTACTACTGTCTTGTAGTTTTTCTTAGCAGAATCTCTAGCAATCTTAGCGTGATTCTTTTTCTGACATTCAGCACAACGTAGTTTCATCTTACCTCTACCAGTCATAGTTTCTAATTGGCAATTACAATCTATACATACTCCCATTCTCTGTAAAGGTACGAAAGTTTTAGCCCTATACTCTGCATTTTGTTTTGCTCTTAGTTCAGTCTTACAACTGTCGCAGTGAGTAATGGTTCTACCCTTACCTGTTTGTATGATTACATTCTCACAATCTTCCGTCACACATACATTCTTACGAATGACTTTAGGTTTGGGCTTTCTTATGTTACGTCTATGTGTCTTTCTACATTCTTCCGATTGACAAAGAGTTGGTGCTTTACCTTTCTTTACTTTGTAAGAAAACTCTTCCTCGCATATTCTACAAGTAGACTTCTTATGCGTAACCTTTTCTTTCTTTACTTCAATTTTCAATCCTAGCATTTTTGCTAATTCTATTGCTGCATCATCGCTCATTATATCACCAAATATTTTCTCATTTCAAGTAGTATTACTACTCCGCAGAATGCTATAAATGTGGTTATTGCGCCACAGACACCACACAATAACTCATACAAGTTCATTCATTCCACCCCAAATCTAAATCCAATATTATCTCGCCTAAGTCTAAAGTGTGTTGTTGCGATTCTCCGCATTTACAACAAGTAATATTAACAAGCACATCTTCTTGGTTATTGATAATCTCAAAACCATTAACATACACATCATCATGTGTGCAAAAGTTTTCATCAAGATATTCTTGACCTCTTCCATCACTCATGCTGTCACCTCTACACCTTGCCACCAGTCAGGCGCAGATACATGTCTGTAATGTACTCCACCCGCACTACTTGCTTTGCTCTTGTAGTACGCTCTGTATGCTTTAACTGCATCTTCATCTTTGTATTCGTCAGGCATGGCTTGAGCAAACGGAGTTTTGCTATCGTAATCCCAGTTAGGTGCAAATTGTTTACCATAGTGTTTGCCTTGGATAACATCTTTCATATGTCTAATTGGACCTTCACAAGCATGTGTTTTGTTGAATCTCATACTGTATTCATAACATAATGCGATAGCATGTTCTGCTAACCACATGAAATCTTCAAGTGAATTACCGCATTGAATAGTGCATGGGTGATGATGAT